TCTATTTGTTCCGCCTGCACCATCATCTACTACTATTAAATCAGATGTAGTTAAATCTGCTCCTATATCTGTAGCACCATCGATGTCTACAGCATCTACGGAAACTTTGTTTGCTGTTGAAATTGTATCTAATTTAGAATCAGCAATCGCCGCACTTGAATTAATATCTGCATTAACAATACTATCTGATAAACTTAATTTTGAGTATACTATTGCGGCACTAGCATTAACATCATCGTTAACAATAACACCAGAACCAATAGCCGCAACACCAGTATCAGCTATAGATATATCTCCCGATACAACATTGTCAATCCATTTTGATGTTCCTGTATCATAAAATAATAAAGAAGCATCTGCAGGCGTTGTTATATTAGTATCTGTTAATTCTGCTAAAGTATCAAATGATGTTACTTGCGAGTCAACATATGCTTTAATACTTTGTTGTGACGCTACAGCCGTTGCTGAATCTGAAGACATTGTATCTTCATCTAAGAATGCTGTACCACTTAGTGTGCCATTTAATACTGGGCTTGTTAAAGTTTTATTTGTTAATGTTTGAGAACCTGTTAATGTTGTTACAGTAGAGTCAATTGCTATATCATCTGCATTAGCATCAATACCTGTACCTCCAACAACGTTTAGTGTTACATCACCACTTGTTCCACCACCAGTTAAACCATCACCGGCAACAACAGAAGTTATATCACCTGTAGGTACTGCCGCTACTTGAGTATCAACATATGCTTTAATAGATTGCTGTGTTGCTAATTGTGTAGCAGAATCAGATGCCATGTTATCTTCATCTAATACGGCTGTACCAGATACGCTTGTATTTAAAACAGCACTTGTTAATGTTTTGTTTGTTAGTGTATCAGTTGTCGCTCTGCCAACTAAAGTATCCGTAGAAGTTGGAAGAGTTAATGTACCTGTATTTGAGATACTTGAAATAACAGGTGTTGTAAGAGTCTTATTTGTAAGAGTTTGTGAGCCTGTAAGAGTAGCTACTGTTGAATCTATTGCTACTGTTAGTGTATTACCAGAACCAGAAGTATCAATACCAGTTCCACCTGCAATATCTAAAACTTCACTGTCAAGGTCAATAGATAATGCCCCTCCAGAATCACCTTGAAAATCTAGGTCAGCCGCAGTTATTTGGGCATCCACGTACGCTTTTACTGATTGTTGAGTTGGAACTAATGTTGCAGAATCAGATGTCATATCATCTTCATCAACAAATGCAGTAATAGTTATACTACCATCTGATAAACTTCCATATGTTAATGTTCCCGATACATCTGCGTCTGCATTAATATCGAGAGTTGTAGTTGCTATTTGAACTTCAGTATCTGCTACAATATCAAGTTGACCATCCACAGATGAATTAATATAAAGAGCAGTATCTCTAAATTGTAATTTTTCAGTAGTATTAATAAGAATATCATCAGAGAATTTAAAATAATCCTCATCTTCCATCCATGTTAATAAACCATCATTTGTTTCTCCGTCAAATGTTACAGCTATATCTGTAGCCGCTGTTGCATCACCAATAGTTATTGATGTGCCTAATAATTTTGTTATTGGCCCACCTTCTCCTGTTGTTCCATCGTGTGTATGACCTGTACTAGCGGCAAAAGCCGACTCTAATTGATTAAACTCATTATTAAAATGAGTAGCCTCAATGACCGAGCCGTCAGTAATATTTGCTGATTCTTGTCTTGTATATGTTGTTCCCATTTATCTTCTTGCTCCCGGAATAAATTCTAATTCGTATCCTTTAAATGATATTGGTAAATTGGTAGAGGATTCTTAACACGCATTGCTACAGTAAATCCACTTCCTTCTACTGGCTGTCTAACTAAGTTAGCACCCGATGAACCATAAACTGCTGTTCCATATGTCGAACTAGCTAATCCATATATTGCAATACCTGCCCCTGTAGATAATGTATAAGGGTCTGGTTGTGGAATATTAGGACTATCAAAATCATAACGTAATTTAAAATTAGCATCTACGTTACCATCATTTTTATAGTTCCAAATGACTCGTTGCATACTCTTACGAATGCCCGGGTCTCCCATTGTCATATCTGGTGTACGATAGAATGAGTTTATTGTTGCTGTTCCTGATGCTCGAGTAAAAACATTACCCGACTCTTGCAAATAAACATATCCATCATATCCACCGGATATAACTGTTTCTGAACCACTTATAAAATCTGAATCACAACTTGATACTTTTAATCCAACTATTTCAGAATATTCAAAACCAAGCTGTTTTGTATTTGGATTTGCTTTTATAACTGCTATTAAACCTTTTGCTGATGCTTCCGATTGGTTATCACTTACTGGATAAAATAATCGGTATTGTGATTTGTCTCGTATAACAAGTGAATTAATATTGTGTGTTGTGATATCATCTGTAATTTCTTGTACTTGTTTAGATATAGTTCCTAATTCTACGTCACCGATTTTATCTGTACCGGCAATTGTACGTAAACCATCGGGGCCAAGAAATATAACATCACCACCAAATTCCTGTATACTTCCACCATCTAAACAACCTATTTTTCTTGTAACGGGCTGTAGCGCAAAATCAGCAATTGAATTTCCAACTAATTTAAATATTTCATCATTACAAAAAATAAATAAACTATCACGAAATATTTTTAATCCAACAACAGGTGAATCAACTTTTATTTCTCCTGCACCATTTGCCGCTGTAAAATCGTTTGTAGCAAACGGAGCCATAAATTTAATTGATTGTGAATTATTTGAATCGCCAGAAAAAAATATATGGTTTTTAAATATTTCAACAAATTTAAAGTTAGCACTTCCTGTTGCATTTACATTAGTAACACTATAGCTTGTATCAACAATGCGAGGTGTGGATGTTGCTGAACAAATAACTATTTTGTCAGTGCCGTCAAAATTAAACTTTTTAAACTCATAATTTTGTGTTGGTGTACCTAAACCTGTAATTAAGGATGTCCATGAGCCAGAACCAGAAGCGGCACGATGAACACTGCCTCCTCTACCTGCTAATACAACATCGTTAAATATTGTCGATAAAACAACACGTTCACTTGACGCTGATACTTGTGGTACAATATTTGTATTAAATTTTGTTGTACCTAATATTTTTTTATAGCCACCAGTAATATCTGGTTCAAAATTTTTTAGTTCCAGTGCTTCTCCGGGAAACATGGAAAATACATCTTTGTCAAGTGTAAGACCACCACCTAGACTTACAACAAGAGGTTGCATTCTATCAGCCATTAGACTAATCCCCCGGCTACTCTCCTTCCAAAGTTAACTCGGTGGTCTCTCATTGCGTCTCTAGTATTTATTGTTTCTACTCGAGCACGCCTTACTCCTCTTTCATATTCTGCATTTGCAAATTGAGATGCCTGCAAGTCTGACCTTAATATATAAGCATAATATTTTGCTCTATTTACAACAACAGAATCAAATCTTGGATAATGTAAAGCTGTATCTGTTGATGCAGATAAATCAGTATGCGTTTTATAATACTCGTAAGATACCGTATATGTGTCTTGGTCTGGTATTGGGCTTAAACCAAATGTATTGTCTTTTGTTTTATATACATAAATTGGTTTGCCATATATACTTTCATCTTCATTTAAATCTTGTTCTGAAAACTCATTAAGAAATTTATCGTAAGATATATAAAATAATTTAGTAGCCGGTGTATTTTCTTGTACACGAACATAATCAATATCTAAATTATTAGATGTAGCATTTGCAAAACCAATATATGTCGTTGACGCTGTTGCATCAAATGTTATTGTTGTTGCTAATCCATCACCAGTAGCAGATACACTTATGGATGTTGATGATATTTCGGTTCCGCCGGATGATGTCCCTATCTTAACTGTTATTGAACTTCCAGATGAACTTGGGTCTAGCATACGTAAATTAACGCGATATGCTCTTCCAGACACAGTGCTAATGGCTTGCGTTATTTCTGCTGAATCTAGGCGTAGGCGACCATTTCCGGCGGATGTGTAAGTTGGAGTACCAGATACGGTCGTCCAACTGCTGATATCACTATCAAAATTTGTGTTAGTAATAAGTTCTTTTGGTGTTAACCTAAATGAGTCAAAATCTAATTTTCTGTACGTAGGTGTAGCTCCACCCGGTAAATCATACAATCGTGTTCCAACTTGAGTATCTTGAGTTGTTGATACATACAGCCAAGGCCATTCCACTTCGGCGTTATAAAAGTCATGAATTGACTTATTTATAAACGTTTTTACAGCAGATTGTATACCTCTACTGCTAGCAAATGTGCTAGTAGTTAATTCCGGCTCATTAATCTCTTGTAATACATTATTTGCTAATGTTAAAAATGTCGTGCTCATTACTCCCTTTATATATTATACACTAAATTAGCGTATTGTCAAGAAAATTTTCTATATTTTGCTGTTTTCTTTGCAATACGTTTTGGTTGCTTCACAGACTGTTTGCCCTTTTTTGTTCCTTTTCGCTTGGCTTTTGTCGTTGCCGCATATTCGGCAGATGTCAGGGCTTTTATTGCTTTCTCTGGTAGATATCTTTCTCCAGTATTGCTTGACTTTTTCCCAGACTTTGTTCGCCATTTTTGTTTCCCCCAAGCTTTTAAACTTCGTTGTGATTTAGCTAAAGCCATTAAATTTGCCTTGGTATATATGCTTCTTCTACATTAATACTAATACTAACAGAACTGGTAGCACTAGCTAAACCTCTTATTTTATCTGCTTCTTCTAACCATAAAGATTCAGTAATTTGTATTATAGCATTTGGTAATAACTTAGTTGCTTCCGTAATAGTATAGTAGGTTGTTGCTGAACTGTCATACCAATCTAAACTAAAAGTTACTTGATTACCTGTTAGATTACTAATAAAAATACTTTTAACTTCTGTTTCATAGTTATTAGGAACTGTATAGATATCACTATTAGATGTTCCTAATTCTAAAGCTACTGTTCTATTTTTTGTTGACATTAATAGCCATCCTGTACTAGTAATAAATCAAACGATGCAGAAGCGGAAGAGGTAGAACTTGCTTTACCAGATACATAAATATCAGATTTTTCTGATATCACGTTGATTGCATTAAATATAACTGTTGTTTGACCACCTCTAACATTTAAAAATTGCTTAGTTTGAAATGCGGCATTTGTAATAGTATTGTTTCTTTGTATAAATTTAAAATCCATTTCTTGGTCTTTACCAGATGAAATATTGATTGATAGTAAATAACCCGTATAGTTAGCAGGAATCGTATATAAACACATTAATGTTTGGCCTCTACCTGCAGATATAGTTGCGGCAACATCAGAACCCCCTGTATAGGTTACAGTGATTGTTCCTTCATTATTTCCAGAAGACCCTGCTGTTTCTACAGACATTCTAAATACTCTTAAAAAAGTTTGAGTAGTTGTAACTGTGGTTGTCCCATCCATATCAACAGTCTCTTCAGCTAAATTATAAGAACCATCTAATCCTTGTATTCTTAAAGTTCTAGCACCAGAGCCAGTAGTGTGAACATCGTTAGCACTATCACTAACAACATCAACAGTTACGGCACTTGTTTGCCAAGGATAATCATTCCCTGTTTCCCATATAGTTTCAAAAGCTCCTGAACCAATACTAGAATTATATCCAAACTTATTAAGCAGAGAATGCCCGGGTATTTTACCTTGAGCTACTTCTAAATAAAAAGGATACCCTGCTTCACTACCACTAACATTACTAATAATAGTAGGATAATGAGTAATACTCACTTATATCCCCCACCTGCTTTTTTATACGCTTTAGCTAATGCTTGAGCTTTACGTGCAGACCATTTACCTGCACCTGTCCCATGTGAAGCTTGTGCTTTTATACGTTGAAATATTCTTTTTCGTAAACTTGGTTTGGTATAATTACCTGCTTTGTTTACACTACTTTTTTGTTTTTTTCTTACGGCCATCTTTTTTCTTTTTTGGTTTTGCTTTACCTGATATTGTCAAAGCAATAGCAATGATTTGTTTCATTGGCTTTTTACCCTCTTTTTTCATTTTACGGATATTAGCCGAAATAGCTTTTTGTGACTTTCCTTTTTTAAGTGGCATAATTATGCTTCTTCTTTATGTTGGCAATCTCCACAATGGCATATACCACCGAGGCAAGAGCCACCATTTGAACAATGGCATTCGTGTTCACATATACTACATATTGGCATAATTATTTCCCCTTCTTTTTTTTATATCTATTTGCAAAATTACGAGCAGATTCTGGTGAGCGGAAACCCCATGCTCTAAGGGCTAGTGCCTTTCGCGTTGGGCGACCCTTCTCATCTTTCATAGGGCCTTTCATTCCTGCAAATCTTGCGGCAAATGAAATTCTTCGTGGATTAACACCTTTTTTAACTGGGGGTTTTAAATTAGCACCTTCTTTTCTTTTAAAGTAAGCACGCCCTGCCGCTGATAAACCGCCTTTAGGATTTTTGTGTATCTTTTTCATTATTTGGTTTTAATAATAAATTTTTTATTTCGTCTAATTGTTTTTCTAATTTTTCTATTCGTTGTTCTTGTACTTTCATTACTAATGAATCACCACCATCAAGTGATGTTATTCTTTGTCCGGAAACTCCCTTTTGTTTTGTTGTCAAATTATATACTGCCATTTTGTTTCCTTTATTTAGTTTGTATGATAAAGGGGGCTAAAAAGCCCCCTATATTGAATATTAATTATACTGCTGTATCGTGTTGAGAATCAGTGTTTAAATCACTTTCCTCTACACCAGATATATCAACTAATATAGCCCATACTCTAATTTTACCTGCAGAATCTGCCGCACCACCAACTGTTACGTCAATAGTATCAGCAGAACCAAATACAACTGCATTACCAAAAGGTAAAGCTGTTGTTGCATTATCAGTTACAGTTCTTAAATCACCATAACCTACTGCATTTGTATCTCCATCTACCCATCTGTCCGGGTCTCCACCAAAACCTATATCATAAGTTACTGATGATGAGCCTGCAGTTAATACTTCATTACCTGCGGCTAGACATAATGATTCAGCAGGAATATCAATAGCTTGTAATACATCACCGTCTGCGGCTCCTGTATCACCATTGATTGCTGAGATGTCGATTGTGTTTTCAATTAGGTAAGGTCTACGTACATTCGATGGATGACCAGTAGTACCTCCCGGCCCAGTTACATTATATGTTGCCATTTTCTATGTCCTCCCTTACGCCATTGTTGCTAGAGTTCTTACAATCGCTTCTGGTCTTAAAACTTTTTCACCATAAACGTGTAATCCTCTAATTATATCTGCAAAAGAATCAGTATCTCTTACAACTTCTGTTTTCGCAATGTGCGAAGCAGTAGCTACTGAAGAGATATGACCAAATAAAATCTTAAATTGGTTTGATACACCACTTGCTGTGATAATATCTGTACCAGTTAGATTTAATGCAGTTGATTTATAAAGATTAAAGCCATGTACCGGGCCCGGTAGAACTTTACCATTTAATAATGGTGATTCTGCCATACCAGTTACTTGTACTTCTAAGAACTTAGAACCTGCTGTCTTTAATACTTCATATAACTTAGGTGGTGCAACCATCCATCTTCCTTCTTCTGGAACTTCATTGTCGTCTAATATTCTGCCTGCTTCAGCAATCATATCAATAACAGTGTCGCCCGCAGTTGCGCCAGATGGAGTTACTGCTGTACCAGTGCTAATGCTAGATGCGCCTTGAATTGCTTCTAAAACATCTCTATCATATTTTCTTTTAAGCGAATAAGCACCTGAAGAGGTTGCTAATGCTTCGAAGTTAAGGTGAGATTGTCTTTCTTCGATATCATCGATTTTGAAAGCAAACGCGTTAGCAGTATCAACTGTTAGCGTAAATTGGTTGTCATCCAAGTTTTGAGTATTAATTACAGAACCTCTTGAGTAAGAAGATACAGTAATTGTTGGCTCGTTGATGACTCTTACTGTGTCGCCAAAATTTTCAATTTCGCCGTAGTAGTCTGTATTAGTTATGTCTTCTACAACTGATGACCTACGGAAAAATTTTAATACTTTTTGGCTATATATTTCAGGTACGAAATTACCTTGCGATAAGTTTCCATAACCTGTTGCACTATTAAATGCCATTTTAGCCTCCTAAAATTAGGTTAATTATGTGTCTTGCATTACACGCCCTTCGCGTAATGCTAAGTCTATTTCTTGTTCGACTTTCGCATACTCCCAAGGTTTTAACTTTTGAATATCCGAAGCCTTCCAAATCTTTTTCCCGTCCTTGTTGTCTACATTAACAGCTCTAGAAGTTGTTTTTGTAACAGCCTCGGCCGCTGATTTTGATTTGGATTTTGACTTAGAAATACCTGCGTCTGCTTTATAAAGGTCTACAACTCGGATAGCCCATTTTGAATCTGCATTATTTTTAATAACACCATCACTTATTGAAGATGGTTGTGTTTGTAACCATTCATTAAATTCTGATGTATCTTTTAATTCAGCAAAATCGGGATGTGCATTTGTCAGTTCTTTATAAGCTGATTGAACAACTAATTCACTTTCACGTTGTCTTAATTTATCAATTTCAGATTGTAGTGATTGTACTTTAGCGTCTGCTTGCTTATGTGCAACTGTTTCTACCACACCATAAACATCTGGATATTTTTCTCTAAATGTTTTAAGTTCATCATCAGACTTACTTGGCTTAAATTGAGGTTCTGCCGCTACTTTTAACTTAGCTTCCAGTTCTTCTATTTTTTGCTTATTTTCAGACTGCTTTCTGTCATAATGAGATTTTAAATCATCATAACGTTTTTTGAAATCGTGCTGTGGTTTCTCTGCACTTTTTCCAGACATAAATCCAGTTTGCATTTGAGTAGCTTCTTCTACAGAAGTGTCTTGCTCTTCGGTTTTTTGTTCTGGTTCTTCCTTGTAAACATCTTTTCGGTACTGTCCTTTATAGGGAGTCGGTTCCGGTATAAGATTTTCATTATCAGCGATTTGAGTATTATCGTCTGTCTTTGCCATTTTTCCTCCTTGTGGGGTCGTATAAACGAGTAGCCACGGTTGTCATTAATATAGGGGTCACGTAATTGTGAGTTGCCTAACAGCTAACTACCGGCGAGTAGTTAGAAACTCTTATTGTTGTGCCATCATACCTGTATCATAAACAGGTTCCATGGTATCAATGTCTTGCATTGCTTGTTCTTTTGTTTGACTTAATTTGAACGATTTTTGTGGTGATGGTCTAAATAAATTATCATAAATTTCTTTAGCTCTCTGTATTCTTTTATCATACTGGGCAGTTTCGTCTCTTGGGTTTTCAAAAAGTTTTGCAAACGTATCTGCTACTTGTTCTGTCGTTCCTTCTTCAAGTGCTTTTTGTAAGTCTTTCCTATTTTTAAAACCTAAATCAAAACCAATACCATTATAAATATTATCTAGCATATATCGTACTTGAGCATTAATAGATGGTTGTAACTTATTTTTTCTTTTATACTCTTCATATGCTCGTAAATGACCACCTTCAAATTGGAATAAACCTTGTCCCGGGCCACCTCTTTGTTGTGTGCGGTAATCAAAAGTATCACCCGTTTCAACAGCAATATTACCTAATATACCTGCTATTGCTTCTGGTCTTAATGATGCAATGTCGTTTTGACTATTTAAACTATTACGAACTAACTCTAGTTGGGTTATTGAAGGCTTTTTTTTTACCTGAATTTTATTACCACCCTCTTGCATTTGTTGCGTAGGTTGCATTATATTTTGACCTACTTGAGTTTGTGTTAAAAATTTTGATGTTGGCATTTGTTCGGCAATACCCATAAAACCATTTTGTTGTTCGTATGGATTTGGAATATTGCCTACTGCTCCCCCAAGCTGAGCCATAATAGGCTGTTGCATAGTAGGACTTTGCTGAGCCATCTGTTCTTGTTGTGCATCTAATTCCTTTACTTTTTCTTTTCCACGATTATTAATTTTTTCTAATCGGTCATAACCAATTTGTTCTGCTAGTGCTTTTGGAATAATAACTTCGCCATTACTTACTAATGTATTAATTGCTTTATCTATATCTTCTGCTGTTTGACCAAAATCAAGTTTTATACCTTTACGTTGCAATTCAGTTACAGCATTGTTAATCATTTTTTCTATATCACCTCTACCTGCTTGCATAACAGCCGGTGCATTAATAACAAAATCACCTTCATCTAAATTACGAGGTACATCATCAGCAACACCAGACATATCTTTTTGTGGTTCATTTACTAATTCTAAATTATCTGCCGGTATAGGGCCGCCTTCTTGTCGTAAAGTTAAATCTGGCCCAGTTCTTGGTGTTGGTGTTGGTATAAATCCACCACCTGCGGGCCCTGTTGTTTGCCCAGTTTGAGAGTCTTGCGCTTGCTCAAATTTTATTCTAGGCGGTTGTTCAACACCTGTATCTGTTGGTTGAGTTGGTGGTGTTATAGGAGCTTGTGTAGCCGCTTTAACTAAATTACCATCTAAATACTCATTACCTGCAGAGTCAATTGCTCGTCTACCTTTTATTTGAAAACCTAAATCTTTTAATGCTTTTTGTGCCGCTGTTGCTTTCCAATAATTATCACTACCGGCTTTCGTTGCGTATCGCTGTGATGCAAATTTTAATATGCTATCTTGATTAAAGAATCCTTCGTTAACACCATCTTTAATAAATTTTTGTAAAGCATCATGATGATTACCATCAAAATTTTTTCCACCGTATGCATTATATTTTAAAGCATACCCCGGATTAAAACTATCTGCTAGAACATGATTTAAAAATTGTGAGCCAGTTTTATTTGCTTTTCCTGCCCATTCATATTCTTTTGTTAAAATTTCTTCACTAAATCCTTTTTCACCAAATTCTTTTAAAAACTCATTACGTTGTTTGTTTTGTTTTATACCATAGCCAATTAGTGGAATAAATGCTGTTACTGCTCCAAAAGGGCCACCTGTTACAGCTGACAGTAAAGGGCCCATTCCAGAAGTTTTTAATTCTTCTTTAAAACCGGAAATATCTAAACTTTTTAATTTGGGTGATGTAGTAGAAACATTTTGCGTGTAATTATCATAATTATTATTGTTTATATTATCAAATATTGTTCCTTTTGATTTTTGTGAGGCCATTAAAGGCGTTGCTGTTCCACTTGTAATAGCTTCAATATCTGTTACTGGTGTTCCACCAATCGTTGTTTCCATTTCACTTAGTAAATCTGCTTCTTGTGTACTAGGTAAAGTAACATCAGTTACTTCTGCTCCTGCCGGAGCACTTTCTAAAACAGTTTGTTTTTTTACTTCGTCTTCTTTACTTTTTTTTGATAAAGCTTCAACATTTGGTTTTACATCGTAAATCTTATCTTCATCTTTTTTTTCAATGCCAATAAAACCTTCTGGTATTGTTACTTCAAATGGATTGGTTGCCATTATTTCTCCCTATTATTTTTCTCAAAATCTTGTACGTTACTCTTCAGTTGAAGGAGCGTTTCCAGTAAAATTGCTCTCCCCTGATTGCGGAACATTTCCTGTTCCGATTGTGCCACCACCAACGCCCGATGCGTCTTGTGGGTTAGCGCCTGCAGGTATTCCTCCAGTGCCTCCCATGCCATCTTGTTGCTGACTAGGGCCTTGAGCTTGCTCGCTTGCTTGTTGTTGAACATTTAAACCTCTTAACATTTCTGCAAAAATTTGTGCGTCATTAATATCATTAACCAAACTGTCTGGGTCAATGTCTTGTGCAATTGCTAACTCCCTCATTAAATTTGGAATTTTAATAAATGGTGCTAACATAGGATTAGATACTGTTTGTAATAAAGTTGTTAAGCGTTGTGACCTAACTTCTTTTTGCATTACACTTGCAACACCATGTGGTTTAATTTCCAAATCACCAACAATATCTGGATTGTCTTCATCAAATTGCATATTCCATTGGAACATTGCTTCACCAAGTGGTTTTAATAAAAAGTCATCAATATTTTTCATTACTGTTTTTATTGATAAACTAGCACCACTAAGGAGCATTGATAACCCCGATGCTGTTCTACCCGTTCCTGCTACACCTGTTTGCCCATGCATAACAGACGGTATTCCTGTTTCTTCATCTGCAAGTTGTCTTGCTTGCATATACATTTGTAAATTTTCACCGGCTGTGTTTGGAAACTTTAAACCATTAATAGCTGTTCCTGTAACACCTGATTGTCGTCTAAATATTTTACCCGGAAATATATCCATACTTTGTCCCGGTACTAAGGATGCTTCATCAACATCGAAAACTAGATTACCTGCTAACGCTAAGTTATCTATTGCCATACGAACGTGACCGTTCATTAGTAATTGTGCATCTTCCATATTTTCTGGAACACCAACACCAAATAGTTGATATGGATTTATTTCATATGGAATTGATTGATATGGTATTCTTTCTGGTGTAAATGGATTTAAAACTGCTCGTAAAACTTTTCCATTACATATCCATGCATTTATTTGAAATTGGTCTAACTCGGATGCATTAGGTGGTTCATCCATACCGATTTCACTTGCTAAATTTTTATCTAAAGTTCCCCAATATTCATAAACTTCATATCTATCCATTTCATAACTACCACTTTGATTATCATATGATTGGATAATATCTTCATAGTATTCTGTTGTGTAGTTTGCTCCCATTGCTAAACAATCAGCAATAGCATCACCGTCAAAATACGCATGATTAATTAAATCACGCAGTTGATTACGTGTAAATTTATGTCGTTGAATTACATAATTTGAATCGTTTACTGATGTTGCATCTGGGTCTGGAAAAAAATCCCAACATGATACAGCTTCAATACGTGGAACTTCTTTTATGTATGGTACATACATTTTTTGTCCATCTATATTATCCCAACGATGAACTGTTTTTGCATAATTAAAGGGGCCTTTAACAATGCCTGTTCCTAATAAAACAGATTCAAATATAGCATGACGCAATACATTAGTTGCATTTGTATCAAGCAATTGGTCATGGATTAATTTCTCCATACGTCTTGCTGTCTCTTGTGCAGGATGTATTTCTGGTTGATTTGGAATACGTGCTTTACCCGATTGTAAGTTTGCACCTGCATATTTATCTGCTAAACCACCGAGATTAGCACCACCTTGTCTTGGTGTTGCTTCTGTTGCTCCCGGTTGTAATTCCATATCATCACCCGGAAAACCATAAGGTGATTTTAATTGTTCTTCACCCGGTACACCTAAGTGTGCTGTTTCATCTATTCCTTCTGGTAAAGGTGTCGATGTAATAGTTATTGGAAATTTTTTATTTGCAAATAAAACATCTACGATTTGACCATATGCGGCCAAAACTTTTGTCTTTGTTATTTTAACAAAAACTTTACTTTTTTCTGTACTACGAAATTGTGTTGATGAATCATAAATACCACGATAGTTTTTAAATGCTTTTAACCATCGTTGTTCATGAGTATACCTAGCATTTTTAGCTTCATTATATTTTTCAGTAATGTAACCAACAATGCCCGGTGCATCTTCCGGTACTAATGTAGACGCTGTATCTTTTGCGTCATCTGCCATTGTTATTCCTTATTTTAATAATCTTTATCTTCGCTTGAATTTAGTATAGCAGAATCAACTTGTGCTTTGCCTTTTCCCTTTTTTCCTGCTTCTAAAATTAATGATTTATTTGGCTCATTAATTTCTGTAGAAAATTGAGGTTTCTCTTTTGCACCCGCCGCTTCACTTGCAGGGCTAAGATATCCTTGGCTTGGCATAGAGTTAACTATACTTGCATCAACTGGATTTTTTGCAGTTTTCATTTTTTACTCCTCTTAAAATTTAAATTAATAACCGAAAACATTATCTTCCGGTCGGTAAGCTTCTCGCTTTATTTGTTGTAGTATATCCGGAACTGTAGGTCTACTTGATTGCCTTGTCATTACCATATAACGCAATGCATCATAAGCATGGTCTTCAGCTTTTGTATCTACATCTTCTGGATTTGTTTTAGATGTTGGTATATTACCAAGCGTTCTAATTAAATTAGTACACGTTTCAAATATGTAAATAGATGGTTTGCCATTATCAAGTGATAATCGGCGATGTATTTCCATTTTACCGGCAAGCCGGTTTCTATCGGAAGGTGTCCATCTTACACCGTTGCGTATCATTGTTTCAGCTATACTAAGGCCGTGTCCTGTTCTATTCCAACAGCTTGCATCTAATACAAATGTTGATGGTGGTTTATCATCACGTTCAAATTGTATAATTAGACGGGCTAAAGCTTCACCAGTATATTGTTTTCCGTATAACTCTCTGTATATTATTAGATTACCATCCCAATCAACAGCGCCCCACAATACACAAGAGGGTGAAGTAAATCCATAGTCAGCCGCTCGTATGCGTTGCCATGATGGTGATAACTCAAAAGGTTTAACAACATGCAGTGACCTTTCAAATTCTGGAAATGCCGCTCCTTCTGCAACATCCCAATCACCTTCTAGTAATCTTTTACGCTCTATTTCTGGTAATGAACGTAACATTGCCTCATACTGGCCATCATTCATCAGGTAGGGGTTATCTGTTAAACGAGCCGGTATAAATTTACGGAAGAATAATGGTTGACCAGATTTTTCATGTTCTGTTGGCCAACGATAAACCTCTTTCGTTTCCATGTCCTGTGCCGCAAAAGCAATATCTGGAGGAGCAGGGTCAATATACATTTTTTTAACCCACCATCCTCCAACACCACCGGGGTTAGCTGTACATCGCATGTACGCTTTTATGCTCGGGTTGGTTGTTCTCAGACGTGAACGTAAATATTCCCATACATATGGGCTTGGGTAGTGTGTTATTTCGTCAACACCAATCCATGTAAAGGATTGTCCTTGATATCGTGTAACGTCTGTATCTTTATCCAAATAAGAAAACCATGCAGTTGCTCCACTAGGAAACACCCACATTGATTTTGCTTCTTTAAATACTGCCCCCGGAAATGCTTTTGGATATATTTGTTTACTTTTATCAATTAACTCTGTTAATTCATTCAAAGTACGTCTGAGGAGTAATGCACGATGGTCTGATATATCCGCATAACGTAGTAAATCAACTAGTAGGGCGTATGATTTACCTCCGCCTGCCGCTCCACCATATAAAACATCACGTTCTGGTGCGGCTAGGAAATCTGTTTGTGGCCCTTCGTTTGGTTTAAAGATAATATTGCTATTATCTATCTCTTCACGAACAGCTTTTGGTGCTTTTTGTATGTCTTCTTCTGTTAAAACAGCAGGTTTCTTACCTGTAAGTGTACCTTCTATCTTTTTTAGGTTATTTTCAGCATTTCTAGCCTTATCTCGGTAGGTTTTTAGCTGTTTTTTCTTTCTTTCTGCTGTTTTCTTAGCTTCTCTAATCTTTTTTTGAGCCGCTATCTTTGCTTTTTGGGCAGAACTGTAATTATATTGCCTTTTCGGCTTTGGTAGAGGTATGTCATTCACCTTATAACCCGTAGTTATTTGGCTTTCTTACCTTTCCCCCATATTTCTTTTGCAATTTCATTGCATTTTCTATGGCTTTGCCACGTTTTTTCTCATATCCAGATAACTTACCATCTTTATTTAGGTCAGCTTTGCTTGGGTTTGCTAATTTATTGTTATTGCTCATTTAAAACCTTCTTTCGTAAACCTTGGGCACTAATAGGCCGTTTTGTTGTTGCGGATAACCAACTAGCAACTTCCCTATAAGAGCAAGTTTGAAGATACTGTTTAGCTTTTTGATATGCCTCAAGCTCTTGCTCGATGGGTAGAAGCGTCTTCCCGTCATTGCTAAGCTCGTATCCGAAGGGTATAGTAGATGTTTTTCTGGTATCATGTTCATTATTCATCACTATGTTCTATTATCTCTTCTTTTTTGCTTGGTAGTAATACAACACCATGCATAACTTGTACGTTATGGTCTATGGCTTCATTAGAGCCAATACCAATTCTGTTTAATAAACTTTCTGCGGCTTTGAGCCTTAAATCCCCTTTAGGGGTTGTTCCATCTTCATCTAGGGTAGAAACTAACCTACTAGCGGCTTTTGGGCCATTAAGGGCTAGTTCTTGCTTGGTACGGTCTATTATCTCATCCCGTACTGATTCTACTAGCCATTTGCGTGAGCCTTCGCTATATCCCGCTACTTTTATAGCTTGGGATATGCTACCGCCATTACGCATTAATTCATCAATGAAGATAGATTGCTTTTCAGTAAGCTCTTTCTTTTGTTTTTTTGGTTGTGCTAGTAAATTTGATATCATGATAAACCCGCGGGTTTTGTATGCACCACTAATTCGCTTTTATTAAATAATAAGTTTGTGGAATTGTGTGCAATTATTTAATTACAATATATTATATTATATCCCGTATTTACTAGTTGTCAACCTTTTTTTATAAAAAAATAATTTTTTTCTTGACAGATTTGAATTTGGGTGTATAATATATAAGTTACCCCTACCCGGGGGCTTTACACCTATACCCTAGGGGGTATATTAGGGGTTAGCCGACCAATTATTACTAGGGGGGTTATAGGGGGGTTTACCGGGGCATAGCCGACCAATCTAGTTTACACCCCCATTTTCCTAATTTATTTTCTTACTGGCATACAAGCATATGTACCACCCCCCCATGGCCCTAGTATACTATATCTAGTATATTTATATATATTTATCTATATGTAGTACCCTCTTATTAATGACATATTCCCCCGGGTAAATACCCTAAAATATAGCCTATAATATAATTTAGGTTATATTCCCTAATTCTTATTACTAGGGGTAAGGCCCCGGGGTTATTATTTAGGGTACATACAATAATATATCCTAGTTTACAGTTTAGGGGGCCGGCTAGATTAAGCGCGGGGGCGTACAATAAAACCCCCTAAAACCCCCCAAACAAGGGGTTAAACACCCATTTAAACCCACAGTATACCAGTAATAAAACCGGCTATAAAACCCCCCATTAAACCCGGTTAAATTCCCCCACATAATAGCAAACCAAATAAATAAAAAAGGCCCCAAAAGGGGCCCTATACCATTTTAAATAAATAAATATTAACTAAACATCATCATTATATCTTAAATTAATAGCGCCTTTTCTTGTCATCTCATCGGTAATATGGACAAGAATTTCATTATTAACAGTATTACTGTTATTGATATAATCAAACATATGCGCCAAGCCTTCCAAATATCCCGCATTTTTAATATAACCCGGGTAATTTATATCATTAGTTAAATTAGCAATATCGTATTTTAATACTTTTTTATCCATAAATAAAACACCCCCTTTTCTAATTATGGTAGTTAATATAATTTTTAATTAATGTAAATAAAATAATTATCATAACTTAACAGCTGTAATAAAAAAGGCCCCAAAAGGGGCCCCGGTTTTCAAATAAATAATAATTATTATCCTACAAACTCAAATTCATTGGTTTTAGGATTTCTATAACTTAATCCTGTATGGCCCAAATCGGGCTTAGTTACTAGGTCTAATGGTTCAAAATCTATCTCTTGGTCTTTGTTATAATACCATCCTGTCTTAAAATCATAACTTGGCATATCTTCAAAAGTTCTAAATTTAACACCATTTTTTCTAATAAATCTGTGCATGATATTATAAATAGGTTTTTCTAGCTCCCTTCGTTTATTGGCTATTTCATAACGAATAGGTCTAAAATTATTCATATCATCATATGATTTTAAACCCCATATTATGCGGTCTTTAGTTTCATAATTAATAAAGAAAAAAACAGCTTGATATGATTTTAAAACTTTTAATATTTCTTTTTCATTCATGTAAACACCCCCTTTTCTTATTAGGGTAATTAATATAATTTTTAATTAATGTAAATAAAATAATTATCGTAACTTAACAGCTATAATAAAAAAGGCCCCAAAAGGGGCCCCGGGTACTATATAAATAAATCTTACTTGTAAAAAAAAGCTATAATAAAAACACCAATACAAATCAAAAGCATATATGTGATTATATCAAATACCATAATTACAAAACCAAATATAAAATAAAAATTGTTAAAACTAATTCCATTTATTAACCCCTTCAAATTCTTTTAATAGTTCCGCTTTTTCTTGCTCCTTTTCTTGGTTTTGTTGTTGCGCGGTTAACTCCACGCTACCCGCCAATAAATCAACCATTTCTTTTGTTGTAATAAGGTTTTTCTTTTCCATGAGTAATAATAAACCTTGTATTATATTAGTTGTTAAGTTAGCCGATTTTATAATTTCATTTTCTTTTTTCATTTTTGTTAACTCCCATAATTTACAAGGCCCCCTTAAATGGGAGCCCCGGCCATTGATTAAAATAATAGTAAAAAAATACTTACTATAATAAAAATAGTAATAAATTTTGAAATCATAAGAATAAATTCCTCTATGTGTACCCCCTTAATTTACCTGTTTTTCAATACTCCACCCCATAGGAATATTAAGCCCTTTACCATCAATAAACGCAATGAAAAGTTTATCGTTTAATAAATCTCTTACTTTTTCCTCACGTTTTACTTGCGCTGTATGTACATTAGAACCGGCGCGGGTCATTTTGATTTCTTTTTCAATTCCCCTGTCATCAATTCTAGTAAATGTATCATTAATATGACTCGAGTAATAAGTAAGACAATTGTAAAAATTCCAAACTGTATTACCTAAAGCGCCTTGTTGCTCGTCAAATTTATTTAAAAAATATTCCAGTAGTTTTTTATTAACTGAAACTTTTTCTTGAATACCATATTTTGAAAGTGAATTAATTTTTTTACAAATTGTTTCACATAATAAAAAAGCAACCTGTTTGTAATCAATTTTAATATCCATATATTTTTTCATGGTATCTTTATTATTAGCCCAAATTTCAAGGGTCTCTGAAACTTGTTTTAAAATGCTAGGTATATTTAAATTTAAAGTGTGTTTTTGTTTAGTGTGATAGAGTCGTTGACCCCCAAAAACGCAACCATTGGCGCAACTATCTCTGAATGCTCCAGTATGATTTTGAAACATCCAGGACATATCAACGCTGTTATAAGTATCGGAGCGCATAAAAACAGTAGACCCGCTACTATCTTTTATGGAATAATCCTTAAAAATAATACTTCTTTTCTGTTTTTTCCCGCCTTCAAAAATACTATCATGAACTTCAATATTATTCATATTGATTTTATTATCAGAAATAAGTTTTTTAGCGTGAGCAGAAAAAAGTTTTTTAGGGTCAATAAGTTTATATTGTTTTGACCTTGAGCGACCTAAAGGCGCTAAAGAATTTTTTTCAAACAATATTTTTTGGCCTTCTAATTTTACCGGCCCAAATTTAGTTTCAATTGTAGGCTCCCAAACTTCTTTTATATCAAGTTTAAAAGCATCCAAATTATTAATGTCATTATGAATTATAGTAGTCATAATAAAACTCCCTTTTTAAAAGTTTAAAATAGCGCATTATTGCGCTACCCCCTTTTTATCATTACTTTGTTTATTTACAATAATTTTTTTCACTTCCATGTTATTAATACTATCTATTTCTAATTTTAATAAATGGCCATTATTTAGGTTAAATGAAATAATATTATTATTTAAGCTATACCCATGTTTTAAAAGGGTATTTTTACTAAATTTAAGTTTAAGTTGTATCATAGTAATTAATGCGTTTTAAATAGGATTTGTTGCGCCTTATCATTCCAACAAAGCGCACAATTTGAGCAACTATCAACTTTGTTATCTTGTTCGGGACATATAAGGCCCTTTAATTGACCTATTACCCGGGGCTTATATTCTGTACTATTAGCCGATAAATTAACGTTAGAATTACTAAAACGAATAGCGAACCGCTCAAAACTCATTTTATCAATTACATGTTTAATTTGTTTACCTAGTTCACTTGTTGGCTTATGCGCTGTATATCCATAAATACTGACTTTTTCATTATTAAATAAAATAGACCGCCAAAAATCTATATAATAATTACTGAAAAAATCACCTAATACATGCAGCCGAATATGAATACCGGCTTTGTGCTTTTTAAGTAAATTAAGTATTTCATTTTTTAATATTGAACAAAATAATATATCGTTATCAGTTTTAAATCTATGAGCAAAAGGCATATTATTCCCATAACAGCTGTTCCAATGGTGGCAAGACCGGGGGCAACCCATTTCACGCTCAACTAAACTCAATGAAATAAGCGCCCGGCCTTTATACTTGCCCTTTTTAACAACTTTTCCTAATTTTTTATTGTTAGATTGTTTAAGCAACTTATGGCCATAACTTTCATAATCTTTAAGTGAATTTATAGTTTTTACATTTTTTTGATAAATAGTCGTATATTCTCGAAGTTTTGCATTACCTTTAATCATTTTTTTTTACCTTCACTAATTAAACCAAGTCTAAAATGTTTTGTATCAATGACTTTTACTTCATATGTTTTTTTATTAGCTACAATTTTTTGAATGTTATTATATAAAATATTTCTATAACCTTTTTTATTCATATCATAAGCTATCAAATATGCGCTAGGGTCAGTAGTTCTTTTTTTACCTTTTAAAAATTTTGTAACGCCTAGCCTAAAGTTGCCTTTTCGTAAAATTGTATTTTTACCATAATCGGGATTTAATATTTGCGACTCTGAACCATCATTATATTTTTTTATAACATAAAGTCTTTTATCTTTTTTCAAAAACTCCATGTAAAATATTCCTTGATTACCTGCAATTTTTTGTATGTGATGAGGTATACTACCTTTTATTAATTCCATTTTTAAAACTCCCTTGTTAAAAATTAATAAAGCTAGTTAAACATTATTAATAAAATAATCAAATATTATTTTTTATATTTTTTTAGGGTATCTAATATATTTTTTTCAATATTTGTTTTTTGTTTAAATAACATAAAAGTTTTATATATATTTTTCAATGTGTTAGGATATTTATTTAAGATAGATTGTTGAAGCTTATCGGCTTCATCAATAAAAAATTTGGGTAAGGCTGACATTCTAAGGCTGACATTTTTTCTTACTGACAACTCATAAATGCTGACATTTTTTCTGCCGGGCTTTATAAAATATAGCCGACCACCCGCTTTAAATTTTGTGTTTGAATATTTTGACAAGTCCGCGTCAATTAAATTCCAATCATTAGCTGACATTTTTATTTTCCCCCATAGTAATTAATGTATGACAATTATAGCAAGTAACATGACATTTTCTAATTTCATTTTTTAATTTAACAATACTTTTCCAACTACTTCGCCACATTTCTGAAACATTATTAGATTTTGTTTTTCTATCAATGTGATGAAATTGTAAGCTTGTCGGTCTAAATTCATTATGACAATAATGACAACCTTTTAAACTTTTCCATTTATTTAAAAATTTTGTAATAAAATTATAGATTCTTTTTTTATCTTTTTTGTTATCTTCACAAAGTTTTTTATACGATAAAGGGTTGTACCAATACTCGCCGTAAAACCCATTTTTCTTTACACCAAGACTAAGTTTGTACCCTTTAAAAAGGTATCCATCTTCCCGGGTATCCCCTTGCTTAAATGGTTTGCCAGTTTCTGGATTTATTCTTTTCATGTAACTCCCTTACTAATTATGGTAGACACCATTTATAAAACAATATCTACCATAATGTTAGAAGGATTATATGAAATACGGCGATACTACATATTATGTCCTTCTTTTCTAACCAGACTTATTCTGATTAAAAACTAAATTTATGTGAAGGCTACATATGGCTATTTACATCTGCTTTTAGTCTGCCTTTTTAACTCGCTACTATCACGAGCCGCCAACTTAATGAAGTTATCAATAGACGAACAATTACCTTGTATACTTTCGTATACCACTAATAGTGACTATAACCCTCACATAAACTTAGTGTAGGTAACAACAAAAACGTTTCAAACCAGTTTTACATTGTCATTACCTACTAAGACAGCACACGCTTTAACACGGCTTATCTTGTTGGTAGACTTAACAAGAATAAAGGCTTACCAAATCGTCTACCAAACTTGGTACATCTTTTTTATTCTTGTGTTAGGAAAAGGACTTACAGATATATCTACCATGCCCACTCCTAAACATGTTTCCCGTTTTTTGTGTTGTCGAGAACAACCACCCAAGCGTTTAGCTTTCACTAAACACTATCTCTTTTAAACTCTTTGTTTTTTGCTGTCAATAAAATTTTTGCAAAGTTATCCACAGCATGAAATAATTTTATATAGCATAAAGTACAATACCACTTAGTATCTTTGTATCTTATGGTAGCTAACTTATTTTCACACTTCATGCATTTTTTATTTGCCATACTAACCACTCCTTTATTTCACTTCTCATTAACACCTCTGTTAAAAAATTTCCATAACTATTTACAATATGCTCTTCATCTTTATCTTTCATTCCGTATTGATAAAAACCAACGTGACAAAGTTCATGTAAAACTAAATTAACCGCGTCCATACCCCCACTATTAATTATATCTTCATCTAAAAATATTTTTAAGGGTGGATTACTGACAAAACTGCCTTGATAATCTGAACTCTCATATGCTATTTCATGGGCTATTTTGACAAGTTCGACTTTGTAAGCCCCAATAGTAACATACTTTGGTAATTTAATTTGTTTTGACATTCTCTTTATTTTTAATCATTTTCCAACCCCTTTTACTTTGTCTGACATAATCTATTCTAGCGGGTTCACCCTTACATGCTTTACCAGACATCCATAAATCGTTTAATTCAGACTCATCTTCAGCGTATACATGATAAATTCTAGTTTCAAGAACATCTACTTTTAATTCGTATAGCCTTTTGTTTACTTCTTTTCTTTCCATTTTTTCATTATCCTTTCCCCGGTTGAGTCATCAATATAATAAACATATCCATTGATAGTAATATAAACACAATCCTCTGTTTTAACTTCTATTTTCATTATCCACTCCTAGTTTTTTAAAATCTAATTTTTGTAACGGATGAGGTACAATACCTATCTTTTTTAATTCATTTTTAACGTATTTTTCTACATACTTTAGCAAATCAACAGGATTATCTTCTTCAGAAAGTGTTAAAGCATTTAAAGTAAATAAAAATGCGTTAGCTTTTCCTCTCATATAATCTTTATCAAAAGAATTTCGTTTATGAGGTTCCATCATTGTCAATTCTGCGTAATATTTAGTTCTTTCTTTCATTATCCACTCCTATAAAAATCAGTTTTTTTACATGACATACAAAACCTATCAAACTTACTCTGTATATCAAACTCTTTATTACATAACGTGCATGTGTTTTTGCCAATTGTTTTAAAATAGTAATTATGACTAGGGCCCCGGGTGTTTCGGTTTTGATTTTTCTTGTATCCATTTTTCTTTTTTTCCCGGTGTAGTTTACCTAGTACAGCATTTTTTGTTGTACCCAACACTTTCCCAATTTCAGTCATTGTCATTTTTGTTTTAGACAACTCTAAAGCTTTTTGATAATTTTCTTTAGTCCATTCAAAAGGTTGGCTCATACTCTACTCCCCTATCATTTAACTCTTTATAATGCAAATATAAATTTCTATATTCATGATAACTACGCATTTTACCTTCAAATTCAGCATCATACATTTTATCTGCCCACTTTTTCATTTCCGTGGGTACATGTAATAATAATTTTTTATCTTGCATAATTTACTCCCTTATAATAATTGGTCGGCTATTCCCCTATAGGGGGTGGGGGGTTCCCCCTTTTTATTGATAAAAAAATACTTGTCAATAAAAAAATTTAATTGACATGAAAAAAAATTTATATAGAAGAAAATAAAAAGGGAGTACCATGAAAGAACTATTTGAAAAACTTAATCTCAAACCTAATACTTCAATTAGAATTGATTGCCCTATATGTTTTAATAGGAATACTTTCTCTGCTTTTCATGATGGTAATAATATTTTATACAATTGTTTCCATGCCGATTGTGATACTAGAGGAGTATCGAGAGAAAAACTATCAAAAGAAGTTTTTAAAAGAAAAGAAAAAATAATTACAGAAAAAGAAGAAGAAAAGTTTTTTGTACCGCCCGATTGGGAAAGTGCAAAATTTAATGTAGATAGTATAAATTATCTAAGAAAATCAAAGAGTTATGACGCTATGAATTTAGGGTTAGCTGACATTCGCTATGATAAAAATTTAGCAAGAACAGTTTTTTTGGTTAAAGATGAAAATGGAAATATAGTTGACGCTGTTGGTCGTTCTATAAATGATATGAAACCAAAGTGGTATCGTTATGGTAAAAGTAGATATCCTTTTATTTGTGGTACAAGCAAAACAGCAATTATTGTTGAAGATTGTGCAAGTGCATGTGCATTATCCCGATTTGCTACGGGTATAGCTTTACTTGGAACAAGCCTTTTACAAAAACATATTGATTTGATAAAACAATATGATAGAGTTGGTGTTGCCCTTGATAGGGACGCTACACAAAAAGCAACAGCAATTTGTGATGAATTAAATTTAGTGATGAATACAAAATTTTTAATTTTAGAAGATGATATAAAAAATATGGATTATGATGATATTAAAAATTTGGTAGATAAAGTAAATAAAAAAGCATGGGGGTGGATGAATGATACCAATACAAGTTCTAAGCATTTGTAAAAGCTACGAGAATTGGAATAAAGTAAAAAGATTTATTGATAAGTCTGCATTTAATAGCAATCTAAATATCATATATACTTTAATTTCAAGAACACATGAAAAACATCCAGAACAATTACTAACAAATAATGATTTAAAGGTTATGCATGCTGACCTTTATCCGGCTACACCTAAATCAAGTTATGACAATATTTGTAAAGTTATTGATACAATACCCGAAACTAATCTCAATGCGGAACTAAATATTGATATCATAAAAAACTTTTGGATTAGAAGCAAAGCAAAAGAAGTTGGCGAATTAGCAGTTGATATATTTAATGGCCATGAAAAACCAGAAGCAATTACTGGTTTAAAAAATATGGTAGAAAGAATAAATGAACAAGAATTAATTGATGCTGATAGTTATTTTGAAATAAAAGCTGACATTGATGAGCTATTCGATGGTTCCGTTGATAAAGGAGAATTTAATTTTAGGTTAGAATCATTACAAACTAGAATTACTTCTTTATCCCGGGGACACTTTTGTATTTTATTAGCTAGACCAGAAATGGGTAAGACAACATTTTCTAGCTTTTTAGCGTCCGGGTACATACAACAAAAAAAGAAAGTAACATATTGGGCTAATGAAGAGCCGGCTGTCCGTATTAAAACAAGAATAATACAATCACATTTTGAAGTATCAAAACAAGAAGTAGCAAATAGACTAGATTATTTTAGACCGCGATATCACGCGGAAATAAAAGATTACCTTACTGTTTTTGATAGTGTGGGGACGCACATTGATGAGATTGATAATTATGCTAGATTATATAATCCAGATGTAATGTTTATTGACCAATTAGATAAAGTGCATATCAATGGTTCATTTAATCGTACGGATGAAAAGTTAAAAGAAGTTTATGTTCGAACAAGAGAAATAGCAAAACGACATAATTGTTTAGTATGGGCTGTATCCCAAGCTAGCTATGAAGCGCAAAACTTACATGAAGTTAGTTATGAACACTTAGATAATTCACGTACCGGTAAGGCCGGTGAGGCCGACATCATCTTAGGTATTGGTAGAGGAGAAGGGGATAACGCTAGAACTTTACATACAAGTAAAAATAAATTAAATGGTTGGCACGGAAATATTTATTCATCAATTGATATTGAAAGGGGAGTATTTGAATGATTATAACAACATTAGATGTTGAGACGACATATCATGAAAAAGATAATGGAACAGTATCAAGTCCATTTGAAGGGGATATGTTAGTTTCTGTAGGTTATAAAATTATGGAAGAGCCTTGCCAATACTTGTGTTTTTATCATACAGAAAAAGAACCAACAGAAAATGGCAAACAAATTTTACAACAAGCATTAGATAAAACAGATGTTCTTATTGGACATAACATAAAATTTGATTACAATTGGCTAGTAAGTTGTGGATTTACTTTTAATGGTATTCTACATGATACCATGGTTGTAGAATATTTATTAGCGAAAGGACTAAAAAGAACTTTTAGTTTAGAAGATAGTTGTAAGAGAAGAAGTGTAGATTTAAAAGCTACAGAATTAATTGACCCATACATGAAAAGAAAAGTTTCTTTTGAACACATACCGTGGCCCATTGTAGAAAAATATGGTATACAAGATATTGAAGTTACATGGCAGTTAGCAAAAAAACAAATGGATAAAATGAATTTAGAATTTGAGGACTTATGGCAAATTTAGTACCGACACTACAACTAAGTATGGAACTTATTAGAGTTCTTGCTGACATTGAATACAATGGAATTAAAATTGATGACAAAGCACTTTCCGATATTAGGGAACAGTATAATCAAGAATTAACTGATTTACAGGCTTTTTTGAACAAAAAAACTAGTGAATTAATGGGTGATACGCCAATTAATTTAGACTCACCAGATGATAGGTCAATACTATTTTTTTCTATGCGTGTTGTTGATAAAAAAGAATGGGCTAAAGAATTTAATATTGGTTATGAATTACGCGGCAATACAAAGAAGAAAAAACGAAAAACAAATTATGACGATATTAATGATTTCTATCATGCCGTAAATGCCCTCGCTAGACCTGTGTTTAAAACTGTGTCAAAACTGTGTCACAACTGTGAAGGCACAGGTAAATATCATTACAAGAAAAAAGATGGTACATACAGTAAAGTAAAAAGAAATTGTAAAACATGCAATGCAAAAGGTCGACTATTTACTGATACAAAAGAGCGTGCCGGTTTACGTTTGATACCGCGTAACTCGGTAGATACATCGGCGACAGGATTTAAAACAGATAAAACAACATTAGAAGAATTTATTACATCTATTAATCCAAGCCAACGAGAATTTTTAGAAAAGTATGTCCGTTATTCTGCAATAAGAACATATCTAAGAACATTCGTTGATGGTATTCAAAGAAGTAAAGATGAAAATAATTTTATTCATCCCCAGTATATGCAATGTGTAACCTCAACAGGTAGACTTAGTTCACGCAATCCAAACTTCCAAAACATGCCAAGGGGTGGTACATTTCCTGTTCGTAAGTGTATTGTATCGCGTTGGGAAGGGGGTAAGATATTAGAAGGTGACTATTCTCAATTAGAGTTTCGTGTTGCCGGATTTTTATCGGATGATGAACAAATATATGCTGATGTAAAAAATAAAGTAGATGTACATAGCTTTACAGCAAAGATACTTGGTGTATCACGTCAAGTCGCTAAAGCAGATACTTTTAAACCACTATATGGGGGTGTATTAGGTACACCAAAACAGATGCAATACTATAGGGCATTTAAAGAAAAATATTCTGGTGTAACGCGTTGGCATAGAGATTTAATTAATCAAGCATTAGAAACACGGCACGTTGTCTTACCTTCCGGAAGAATGTATTATTTCCCAAATACCGAGAGAATGCCTAGTGGTTCTGTATCAAATGCCACTGCTATTAAGAATTATCCGGTACAAGGTTTTGCAACAGCAGATTTATTGCCAATTGCATTAATTTATTTAAAAAAATTGTTGACAAATCGCAAATTAAAAACTATTGTGTGTAACACAGTACATGATAGTATTGTATTAGACGTATATCCCAGTGAAGAGGATATAGCGATAGAAACATTGAAAGATGCTATGTTAATCTTACCGCAAGAAACGATAAGAAGATATGGTGTTGAATATGATATGCCTATCGGTATTGAATTGAAAATGGGAAACAACTGGTTAGAAACCGAGGAGGTATATAAAACCGATGACTAATAATGAAAACATGGCAATTGCCATTCCAGAAAACTTTGACTCTATTACTGATGAACAATTAATGCAGTTAACAGGTCAAGGTATAGCCATTGGCGGAGACTCACCTTCTGTATTATCAAGACTATCAATAAATTATCAAGCTGAAGACGATAATGATAAGCCACTACCGAGAGGTTGGTTTTCATTACGTGTAGGGGAGAAAACAGCATATGCAAAAACAGTTGATTTTAGAATGTTTATGCGTGTGTTTAGTTATAGTTATTGGGATAATGCAGAGGATACATTTGTGGGCTCTGTCCAAAGACCAAGTTTAAGTGACCAATTCCCTGATGTTCAAGGAAGCTACAAATGTGGCAAACTAACAAAAGATGAATTGGCTGAACTTAACGACACTGACCCTAAAAAAATACTTAGCAATCAAGTTAAATGTAATCAAGTCATTTATGGTACTGTTAGTATTTTAGAGGGTAAATACGCTGATGATTCACAATTTGAACCGATTGAAAATTATCCATGTGTATTTTATGCTAAAGGCGTAAATTATATTCCTTTCCAAAAGGTAATTAATAATTTAGCTAGGCAAAAGAAACCAATGATAAGAACAGTATTATCATTGGCTACGAAAAAACAAAAAACAACAGGTAATACTTTTTTCATTGTTGAACCTACAGTAAAAACTAGTGTAGATACAATATCTAATGATGATAAAGTATTGTTAAAAGAATTTGCCGATACTGTTCAAGCGGTAAATGAAAGTGTCATGGAAAAACATCGTGAGGCTGTAAAACTTAAAACAAATGATGGCGACCACTCCCTAGCTATCGATATTGAGGCACAGCCGGCATGATTAAGACGTTAGTCGAAAATTTTTTGTATGACGCATCGAAGGGGGAAGCTAGTCTTCCCTCTTCTGTTATAGAGGAGTTTAAAGAATCTTGCGGTAAAGCTATTGAGAAACAATTTAATAGCGGTAAAAGACAATGGCGATTACGAATGTCAGAGGTTGGAAAGCCATTATGTCAACAACAGCTTGGTAAAAAAGGTGTTGAATACGAAACAGAATATAATGCAATTGTAAAATTTTTATTGGGTGATTTGATTGAAGCAATGTCTATTGCTATTTTACGCGGGGCAGGTATTGATATATCAAAAACACAACAAGGTGTAAAATTAAATATAGCGGATATAGATTTAGAGGGCACATACGATATTAAAATAGATGATAAAATTTGGGATATTAAATCGGCAAGCCCGGCCAGTTTTAGTAACAAGTTTGGAGAATATGGTGGATACGAAAAAATAAAACAAGATGATGCTTTTGGTTATATTGACCAAGGGTTAATGTATTCGATGGCAGATAATTCTAATTTTGGTGGGTGGATTGCTGTTAACAAAGTAACAGGGGAATTTGCTGTATGTGAGGCTCCTACTGGTCAAGAAGATGAGAGAAAAGAATCTGTTAAACGTGTATCAGCAAACATTAAAAAGCTTACAACAGATACACCATTTAAAAAAGGTTTTGAAGATGTAAAAGAAACATATCGTGCTAGAATTGGAAAAGATAAAGGTATGATAAAAGAAACAGGTAATAAAGTATTATCATCTATGTGTGGGTTTTGTGGATACAAAAAACATTGTTGGCCTAACGCAGAATTACATCAAAAGGTTACTTCAAGAGCCAAGGTTCGTCCAATGACTTGGTATAGTAAATTGAAAACAACAGATATACAAGATATATGATTGAAAAATTAATAATAATTATTGAACGTATTTCTGGTAAAATTAATAATTGGGCTTGGCGAAAACGGCGGAGTTATCGTCCAGAAAAACATTACATGCGAGGAGGTAAAAGCAAATGAATGTTCTTTGGTTAGCAGACATAAGGCAAGCAGATGTTGAATTAAATGACGATAATGCTATTTGGATTTATTATGATGATTTAAATAATGAAAGAAAAAACATAGGGTGGATGAGACAAAATCCAAAATGTCATGTTATTTTTTATAGAGATAATCAAGATAAAGACGGGTATTGGCGTGATGAAAATATGAAACGTAGAAAGCATGAAGTTGATTCTCGTTTTACTGGTTTAATTACGGCTATTAAACAGGGTAAATTAATTGTTTTCCCCGAAGATGATACTACAATGGTATTGGATGAATTGGATAAAAATGCGCGAGAAACTTTCTTTTTATTTAAAAATCATTTAGCAACAATAAGCAAATATAGATTAAAGACACTATTGTGAGATTTCGTTCAAAAGCTGAAATAAGCTTTGCATCATGGCTCATTAAGGAAGGCATAAACTATGAATATGAAAAACATAAATTTAAGTATATACCAGACCCTAGGGTTTATATGCCGGACTTTTATCTTACCAAGTATAAATTTTTTATTGAGGTCAAAGGTTTATTTGATAAGGCTGATAGAAAAAAGCATTTACTTATTAAAAAACAACATAAGAAATTAGATGTTCGTATCTTATTTCTCAACGCTAAGAATAAAATTTACAAAGGAAGTAAAACAACATATGGTGCATGGTGTGATAAGCATAATATTATGTGGTGTGAAAAAAAAGTTCCTAAAGAATGGCTGAAATAAAAAAAACATTTCCTATTTTATCCCGGGATTCATCAGAAGAATTAGGGCTATTGCCCGATAGATTTTATATGGTATTTAAACCTAATAATGATGAAGAAGGTAGTTTTGATGTTATTGCATATGATACAACAGAATCAAAAAGTAGTGTTCATCCAGTATTTTATGTAATGAAAGGAATACTAGAAACACTAGAATATGATATGGATAGATTAGTATCACTAGGGCAAATGGCCGTGGTTGATAAAATGGTAAGCGCACAAGAAAGTGGAAAAAATCTTGACACATCAGATTTAGACCCTCTATTTAAAAAAATAGATGTCGGAAAGAAGCATTAAATGAAAAATACAAAATTTGATATTGATTTAAAATACGGCCAAGGTCGTGAAAAACGAATAAAGAAAATGATTGAGGAAGGGACTATTGAAGTTAAAACGGAAAGAGATTGGTGGTTTAAAACTGGTAACATAGCAGTTGAATTTGAATCATTTGGTAAACCAAGTGGTATAGCAAAAACAGAGGCTACATATTGGGCTCATGTTTTAGCGAATGGCGAAGAAGACCACTGTATTCTGTGGTTTAAAACAGATAAATTAAAAAAATTAGTTGAAAAACATAAAGATAAAGTTAAAAACGTAGGTGATTACAAAAAATCAAAAGCATACTTAATACCAATAACGGAGATATTTAAATTATGAAAATGACGAAAGAACTATTAGAAGAGGCTATAAAAATAATTATAGGAGATAGAGAAAAAGAGTATGGAGAAAAATCAAAGAATCATCAAAACATAGCTAACCTTTGGTCAACATATTTAGAAACAGATATTTCGGCACATGATGTTGCTATTATGATGATACTATTAAAAATAGCGAGAACAAAATTAGGAAAACGTACGAAGGATACCTACGTTGATATGGCGGGTTATAGTGCGATTGCGGGGGAAATTGAATTTAAGAAATGAACGACTTACAATTTTGGCAAGCGTGGCTACTACTTATGGTTACAATCAATACAGTAGTAAATTTAATAGTATTTTTTGTAGGAAGGAAATTTAAGAAACCAAAAAAATGACAGATAATAAAATAGTTAGAATACGTAAATTAAATGATATTGATAAAAAGGATTGGGAAATTACTTTTGATGATGGTAGAATTATAAATCATAATCACGAACATTTTTTTTCTCTTGTTGAAAGTGGTTTAAATTCTGAGCCACCTAAACCAGTAACGGGTGAAACAAATGAGGCGATATTTTTTCCAAAAGATGATGGTTGGGAAGCTATTCGCAAACGTGAAAAAGAAAAAGTAACACAGTTTAGATTAGATGTTAAAAATATGAGTATATCAGAATTTAATGAAAAGTATCCATCAAAAAAATTTAAAATAGGGAGAAAGAGTAGTAATAAAGGAAAAAAATAAATGTCACAATCTATTCAATCAACTACTATAGCTAGTTTTGATGTTAAATTAACAACAGAAGGTTTAATAGTAATTGATAAATCCTTGGCAGATGCAGGCGAATTTGAATCCGCAATGGATAATTGGAATCCCGAATATGAAAATACCCCTGTTATAGCAAGTCTATTGAAATACTATAAAGGGGTATTTGATTTAATGATAAAAGATACGCAAAAAGTTATTTCTTCTTAACTTTTGCGCTCTTTTTTACTTTTTTACCGCCGCCGCGCATCATATCTTTCTTTTTCATTGTAGACATCATGCCGCCGCCTCTCATCATTTTCTTTTTTCCGCCACCTCTCATCATGGCTTTTTTCTTTTTCATCATAGTGAACTCCTAAATTTAGGTTTAAGTTTTTGCCTAGGGCCTACTACCTCATTGTAATAATCTTTCGGCCATTCATCATAATATCCTTGCTTTTGTAAATGAGTAGATGCATCTTGTAATTTTTTTAATTCCTGTATAAAAACCATCATATATGGCTCTACAGTATTACTATCCCATTCATGGTCAGCCAAAAAAGCTTGGTCTTCCATTGTTGCAGGACTACTAGGATGAAAACACATAAGATAAATATCATCGTGCTGTAGTTGTATATTACGTGTATCCACAAAATATTGTAAACAATATGGTGTTACGTCTTCTACGTTAGGGTCAGCTACAATAATAATATCTTTCTTTAATGAAGAAAACCGCTTTATCTCTTTCTCAACAGTTTGAAAGAAACTAGCGGTTTTGGTATTTACTTGTATATGTAGTTTATTTTGTAATCTGGTTTGCTTAGCATAAGGGCAAGCCGGAAAGTTATTTAAATGTTTATTTGGCTTTTCTAATACGTTAACAGACCAATCAATTATATCATCTTTGATTCTATTTTTTAATGACACTAAATACTGTTTGTTTTATTTAATCCCGGAATAGTAAAACTCTCAAATTCAATACAATATGCGTCCGCTAAAATATTATTTTTATATTCTTGAGATTGCATTTCATAAAAATTTAAAAAATCAACTTGTGCTTGCCTACAGTTAAGTTCCGTATCATATAAATACGTTGTTGTTTTAACGGAGGGCCATCCGGGCGATGACATTACTGCCAGTAATAAAAAAACTTTGACCATATCATTTCTTGACTAGAGAGCCACCAAAATATAGTCCTACTATAGCAGACATAAGGTGAGTGTCAAGAGGTGTAATTACAACACCAAAAAACTCTTTATCTAATACTACTTCCTTTTGTTCAATTAAAAATAAAAATCCTCTTGATAATTCCGTCCATGTAAGCCAGACAGACGTATCAAAGAATACAGGCACGACTTTGGGCCAAATAATTATGGCAAATACGGCGGATAAGGCTATTATCCTTCTTGTCCACTGAAAGCCTTTATTTTCGTACGTACGAGCTTTATCCACAAAATTCATTTGTGTTTCTGCTCTTGCTAACAACATCTTTTGTTGTTCTTGTTTTGCTTTTATACTTTGGCCCCAGATGGACATAATACCACCTAGTACGCTAGAACCTAGCATTGTAATCATTTCTACTGGTAATCCACCTAGCATTCGTGCTCCTCCTGTTGTTGTTTGTGCGTTTAATAAATTATCAGCAAACGAACCGGCTATTCCCGACAGGATTGCTAATAATAAAAATTCCATCTATGCTATGATATTACTAATAATAATAACAAGCACGATAACAGCAACGCCTGCAACAGCTAATTTTCCCTGTTTGCTAAGCTTTGCCCACATTTCTTTTGCTTTTTCCATTATTTACTCCCTTTTTATTTCATTAATCTTAAAAAAGTATATACGCCACCAAGTATCGCACCAATAAATAGCGCTACTTTTAACCCACCAATCCCCATATTCGAAGTTTGGTTGAGGTCGCGTACCTGCTTTTGCATGATAACAATATCTTCACGCAAATATTTTAATTCAGTTTTTACTTCTGCTATATCTTTTTGCCAACTATTATCTTGCATCAGCAAATCCTTGTACGCTCTGATTTAAATCACGTAAAAATTCCTGCTCGTAGCCTTCAAAGTCTTCTTCTTTTGCTTCTAAATATTCTCTAAGTATTATTGCTCTAAAAGTTCCTTCTTTTAATAAGTTATAAAATTCTTTATTAACAGTAGGGTCAGCGTATACATCTTGTTGCTCTAACATCTTTCTAACAACAGTTGCCATTTTAGGATTTTCTAAAATGTTTTTTATTAATACACCTTTGTTTTTATTAAATCGTCTAAGTGCTATTTCACTAACAACATATCGTGGTGATATAACACCTCTATTTATAGCATATAATCTACTCATCAATGACTCTAACGAAAGTGATGATGGCAATGCTTGCGGTATTATTTTTGCCGTGTCAGCCCCACTTGTTAATGCTTGTATGTTTAATACCTTAATAACATCATTATAATGCTCTGTTCCTAAAATTTCTTTTAACATATCTGTATTACGCGTTAGAAATTCTCTTGCATCAGCACTATTAAAAGTGTGAAAGTTTTTAACATCAGCTTTAAGAGTTTGCCCTTTTATTGGGGTAGATACTGATTCAACGTTTCTTGCAAAACTATTATAAAAATATTCAGAAATAAGATTTTTAGCAACATTGTTAAATTCTTCCGCTGTCATTTTGCCCGACTTAACCATTAGACGTTCTAGTTTGTCATAATTATCGCTACCGCCTTCAACAATATTTTTAACAAATGTGTTTGGGTCTGTTAACTTATCACCAAAATTGACAACGACAGACGCATCACTTAATTTATTAACACTAAACTTAAATTCTTCTACCTGTTTTCGTAATTGTGTTTTTACTTTTTTTAATTCTAATGCAACTTTTACTTGGTCATTTTTTGCTATGGTGTTAACAGTGCTATTTCTAGCTACCATAACATCAATACCTACATTCATATTTACTACATCATCAATTGGTAATAAAAAAACTTTTCCATTTGGTGTATCAATAGCAAACCTATCTGTTGCACCATTAAATATACTTATTTTTTTACCTTTTATTGTGCCGGGAGTATCTTTTTTAATAGCTTCTTCAAAAGCCTCTTTATTAAATGCTATCTGTCCCGCATCTGTTCTACGTATATGTGCACCTAATTCCTCTGTTAAGAATTTAGAAAACATTTCTATTTTCTGAAGTGTTTCAGGGTTATTAAAATCTAAAAAGTATTCATCTGCTTGTCCGATTCTGTCAACATTTCTTGTACCAACTATAGGTAAAAAAACTTCCTGCATAAATTTATCAGCATATCTTTCATCACCTAGTAGCTTTTCATAATTTATCCAAGTGTTTGAGTTTTGTTGATGAATAAAATTTGGAACTTCAATATTATTATCATATTTATTTGCGATTTCGGTAGCCTCTTTATTAATTGAATCAATACGAATAATTTCTTTTTTTGATGTTCCATTAGCCGCTTCTTGAATAGCTAAATAGCTACCTTTACCTTTTGTTTTTGTCCATGTATTTAGCATGTCAAAGTTTTGAAATCTATTACTAAAATCACTGTATTGATTTACAGCATTTCTATAATCTTCTAATAATGCAACGTTATTCTCTGCATTAATAGAATTTAATATTGAATCATCTGCCTGTTTGAATAAGTTAGCATAAAATGGCGAATTAGGTTGGCCTTGTGCCGCTTTACTACTAAATCCTAATCCAGACCTAAAGTTCATTGCTTCATCTAAATTTAAATTTATTTTTATATTGCCACCTAATGCATTTCGTATATCAACAGCGTTAATATTTTGTATGTTAACATTTTTATAATTAGGGAACGTTAATTTAATTTTCTTTCGTAGTGCCTCATAAACTTTTTCCGCATTCTGTTTTGATAAGTTTTGATTCATAGAAAGAATACCAAGCACTTCTTCTGAAACATCTAATTTATCTGGTGATATACTCGGTGTTTCTAAAAGAAAATCTAATAACTGTTGATGGTTTTTACTATTAGATATGTACTCTGATGTATTTCTTTTTACTGCAGAATTAATTACGTTTACTAAACCATTTGTTTCGTACGATGACGGTAATTTATTTGCAAATTGACTTATTGGATTTTGCAATTTACCAAATTTTTCACCTGTTACTGTTTCATCAATTATACTATCAAAAAATTCTGAAACATCAACTCTTACATTTTGATGTTTATTATATAAATCAATATAATTTTGCTGTGCACGAACTTTAGACAGCGTATACATGCCATCAATAAATCCCGGAAAGTAATTTGCTTTATAGTTGCTACCATCAGCTAATAAACCTTTTGAAACACCATCAAAACTTTTAAAAATTTGTTCATCTAAATTTGCAATAAGTTCAATTGATTTTTGTTGTATGGCTTCTGACGCACCATTTAATTGTAAGTCTTTTAATGTTGAAATAAAATTTTCCATGTTTTGTTGATACAAATCAGTATTGTCAAACATGTTTCCAGTTCTCATATAATTTGTTAGTAAATCAAAGGTTGCTAACATTTCTTCTTGTCTTGTTGTAATTGTGTCTTTTGTTTCTTTTACTACTGTATCAATTTTATTTATAAATTCATTAAATTCTGGTGTTTGGTCACTTCGCCCTAAATATTTAGCGATAGTTTTATCCATTTCAGTTAGCAAAGTTTGTTGACTTACAATATAATCATTACTATTTTTTAATACATCCGATGTTAAATTTCCTGCTCTTACTTGTACAGCATATATTTCATCAAGTGCTTGTAATGCAGATAAGCCAGTAAATTGGCCAAACATAATATTAATATCATTTTTTTCTTGCCCGCTTAAATTTTTAGTTACCAAGGCTAATGATTCTTCCATTGCATTCATTCGGCCAATAATTTCTGCTCTTCTTTGTGGTGGCAAGTCCATTATTAAATCAGTTAAACCTTTTAGTCCCAGTATTTCTTGTGGGGTTGCTCTTCTTGGAATACCATTACTATCAACTATTTGTAAATCATTAAGATTAAGTTTTGCGTATTGAGCGTTTGTTAAATCCGTTACTTTATTTAAAAGTTCCATATTTGGTTTACTATTTAACCAATTAGTTAGTCGACCTGCAGTAAATACTGCACTACTTGCTAAACCAATAAATCCATTTTTTTGTAAAATAGATGGCTCAATCAATGCTCCTGTAACTTCCATAGCAATAGATGCACCACTATTAACGCCAAATAAATAATCACCTACTCCACCAAATGTTGAAGCAAATATTTCATTTCTAAATAATGACTTTTCTTGTGTTGTAAAATTTTTTACTGTTAATCCCGTTTGTCTTGCAACAAGAGTTTCCTGTTGAACCATTAATTTTTCAACTAAATCTTTGTCATTTTTTAGAACAGCATTTTTTATTTTACCTTGAACATTTTTAATTTCATCTGTTAAATCTGCTTGTAATTTTTTTACACCTGTTTGAGTTAAAGCAACTTTTTCAAATCTAGTCTGCATTCTTTGTATAAACTTATTAGGTGAATTACTTCGCAGGGTTCCCTGCGCTTTTTTTATTTGGAAAAATGCATTAGCCGCTTCGATAGGGTTGGCATGTTTCATACCGGGCCCTGAATTTTTTAATGCGTAATCAAGTGTTTCATCTGCAAGTTTTGTTCCGCGTAATCCAAATCCTGTCATTATACCATTAAGTGTTGCTACATATGGTAATGCTTCCATACTGGTATCAGCAATATGAAATAATATTGATTCATCTGGATTTTGCACAGACAGTTTATCTAATAATGGGCCATCTATGTTAAACCCGGTGTTATTGTAAACAATATTTCTATACAGTTCTTTGTACGGCATAAATAAAGAATTTGTATTTTGTATTTGGTCAAATCTTTCTGTTAATGCACCCAATACTTCTAATTGTTTTTGTTCTTGTTCAATATATGTATTTACGTCAGCACGTAATTCTTCATCTGTTTTTAACCGGATTACTCCTGCTTTACTAACAGCTGTGTATATATCGAGTAATTTTTCATCGGGTTGTGTTTGTGTTCTTGTATATTGTTTTTGCGCAGATACGCCTAGTCCAGTAAGAAGACTTGGAAAATCACTTGTTATTCTTCCAAAGATTTGCATCGCCTGTGCTTGGAATGACGCGTCACCTTCTTTTGGTATTAGATAAGATAAATCTTTTGCTTCTTCATGTTTTCTAATTTTACCAGTTTTAAAATCAGTATAGTAATATGATTGCTTTAATTGTTTTTGTAGTTGTTTTGCTTTTTCTGGAGTCAAGCCCATTTCAGCTAATTCTTGCTCATACCTTTTTCTTCGCACCAAATCGTCTGGCCCTGTGACAAATGGTAAAAAATCACCAAACGTATTTTCAAAAAAGTTTAATCCTTCTTTTTCTTCTTTTATATTAACAGTTCGAAATCCACCTTTTTCCTCTACATAAACTACACCCTCTGTATCACGTAAATTTGTAACAGCGTCATAATTTTTTGATGGGCTTATGTTTTCTATCAAGTTATTTTGAATAGAATATACCTGATTTAGTCTATCTTCCATAGATAGATTTTTATCCACGTAAACTGGTTTTACTCCATTTTCATAACCAATTGGTGCGCCATTATCTTTGAGCATATCTTCATACTCAGTTTTACCCGGAGTAAAAAATAGTGCATAATCTGGTGGTAAATTTATAAGATTGGGGGAAATATTTTTTTGATAAAAAGGTGTAACGTATTGCCCTACACCTGTTGCTTGGATTTCAGCAAGTGGGTCAGCCACTGGCTCCGTATTCATAGTATTCTGCATTTCGTCAAGATTTACTTGTTCTACCATAATTATTGTCCTAAAATATTTTTAACTGCCATGCCTTTGTATTCTAAACCATCACTAAATGGTTGTACTTGTAGTTGACTAGTATCTGGAATATTAAGTTCCTTAACCATTTCATTATAAACATCTGCGGGGATGTATCTTGCAGTAAGTGGGTCAAACCCGTATCCGTCTTTTTTTCGTTCAACGTATACTGGTGTGTTATTATTACCGGCAACTATTGCCCATTGTTTTTGATAGGTACTAGGATTGTAAGCCTTATCAACATCTTGGTCAATTGCTAAACCAATATCTGCACGTTCCATCATACCTTCTTTAAGTCCTTCCGGGGATGAAGAAATACCACCATTTTTAGATATGGAATTTAAAATTTCAACTGTTGCATCATATGTGCGTAACGCTTTCATTGTATTTTGGTCAGCATATTTTGTTCGCAATGCAATAGTTTCCAAAAATTCTTCTAATGTATCTAAAGCCGCTGTTGTTTTTTCTTTTGTATCAAAACTAAAATAGTTTTCTGTTAAAGCTAATGAATTAAGAATGTTATCAACGTCTTGGTCAGATATTGTACGTCCGCCAGAACCACCTTGTAGCGCCATGGATACTTGATATGCAAGAGTAAATTTTAATAATGTTAATTGAGCTTTTTTCTTTGCCGCCGCGCTTAGCGTATCATCACTTAAAATGCTATTAGCATCATCTATTTGTTTTGTAATTTCATTAAGTTTTTCTGATGATAAACCACCTGTTTCTGCATTACTTGTACCATCACCTGTACGTAATCGTTGACCAAATCTATTCGTTGTTCCACCAAAAAGATTACTCAACGAGCCTGCTTGTTTTATACCGCCATACAAACTAGTTGCTATATTTAGTGAAGCACCTAATAAGTCACCACTATCATCTCTATTAACAACTTCTTTTAGCTGTCGTGTTGTTCCTAGTGCTTGGTTAGCGGCTTCGTTTTGTGCACGTATATCATTTGGTTTAATTTTATCTTGTTGATTATAAGCATCAACACTTGATGATGCAACTTGGAATTTACCACTTTTACGTCTGCTATATTCAAACTCTGGTTGAACTAAATGTAAGAAATCAATTAATTGTTCTTCACCATGTATTCTTCCTGTTTCATCAACAGTTAATATACCTTCAGAAAATGCGGCTGTAATCATTGCATCATAATTTGTTGATACCTTGACTTTATCAAAAGTTGATTCTTGAATATCATTATAAAATTTTCCTAATTTTAAAATTGATAATGGTATTTCTCTGTTATTTAACTCTGCAACTAATGCCGACCTATCACGAAATGGTGATAGATTTGGTTCTAGTGTAGAGAATACAGCACTTGATTGTTTTTTACCAATTGCTACTAAATTATCGATAGAAGAAACTAATTGGTCTTTTGATTCAAAACCATTATTTTTTGCTAGCTCTTCATAGTTAACAACATTTGTTGTTATAATTGGCACAGTAGACCCATCTGATTGTTCAATGATATCAGAATTAACAATTACATCATCTGCTTTTACGCCGTTTGCCTGTGCGTCTTGTATTGCTTTTTCTTTTATTCCTTCTTTTATAGATACCCCAAGATAGTCGCCCATTGCCATAGCATTTCCTAAACCATTAGGGCCTAATGTGTCAAGATATTGGCCTTCTGCTCCCGGTGTTGTAAAAGCTAAATCTTTTAAAAGTAATCGGTGATAAGAATCAAAATCTTGTTTTAATTTTAGTTTACCTCCCTCATCAAGACTATCAATTTTTTCTTTTGTTAAATTTAAGTCAGCCCATGCTAAAAATGCATTTGGTCTTTCTTTTTCTGTGTAATCTTTTGGATTAAAGCTTAAATCATCACTATACGAACGCGTTCCTTTTTTTGCTTTTTCTAACTCTTTCATAGTATCATTTGAGTATTCTAAGTAAGCAATATCTTTTTTCCATTGATTTTCATCAATATCTAATTCATTTTTTATTTCAGCTTGTCTTTTTTTCCACGCATCCGTGTTGTACGCAAGTTGTAGATGTAATTCTGCACGTTTATCCTCACTTTGTGCTAAATCAATTTTACTTTGCGTTGTTTTTTGTTTAAGTTTAAATTCATCTAACTCTTTTATATAATTTCTTTCCCATTGTGCTAACTCAGACATCCATTTATCTTTTGCAAAACCTTGTTCTACTTCAAATTTATGTTGTTTAAAAGCAAGTTCATCAACTTTAAAAGCCATCTCAGTATCAAAATTAGCTTGGTCTTGTATATTTTTTGCTAACTGAGCCTGTCTTTCTGCTTCAGCTTGTGCCTCTAATATTTTATTTTTATTTGCCGTATCAATTTCGGTTCTAAATTGTTCGGATGCCCCTCCTAAAAATGAATATAATCCTGTTATAAAGCCCATTATTTATTCTCCATATTAATAAAACCCGCAGGCTGTTCGTCTTCTGGTTTTTGCATATTTAAATCTTCTTTTTTATTATCTAATGCACTCATTAAACGATAGTATTCTTGTGGATTACGCTCTTCCATAATATCTAAAGTTTCTCTTCGTGAAATCATTTTACCGTCTTCTTCTAATTCTTTTTTACTAAAAGCAACAACAGGAACTTTATTTTCAATAGCTAAACCAATAAAATAAACAGCAAGTGGTGGTTTAATTATTTCTGCAACATCCGGTGTAAACTCTCCTGCAGTAAATCCGCCAAGTCCAATAGTGTTTACTATTTCTTCTACTGTTATACCCGAACCCATTAATCGTAAAAAGTGCTCTTTTACTTCACCTTGTGATTCAATTTTATCAACAACAAAATCAACAACTTTACTTGGGTCGGTCATTCTTGAAGGTTTATCCCAAGACCATTTATCTGGTGAATCGGTTAAAGAATGACCCGGAACAGGAAAATTAAATGGGTCTTGTGCCGCTGTTTCTGCTCCTCTTAATACATTATTGTCAATTTTATTAATATCGTTTTTCATTTTTTATCCTATAGTTTTCATGCTTTTTAAACCTGCAGAGCCAACTTTTACAGTTGTTCCCCTCGGGCCTTCAGCATATAATGAACTACTATCAATACGGCCGTTATCCATTAGGTCAGCCATAAAATTATTCATGTTTAATAGACCTTGTTGTACACGCACATTTTCAAAGCCGGGATTTCTAACTTGTGTTGTTTGAAATGTGCTAACACCGGGTGTTACACTACTAAATTTATTTCCTGTATATCTAGAATTAAGTGCTTGTAAATTTGCCAGATATTCAGCTCCTTGTGTGTCTTCTTCATAACCTTTTCCTTTACCTAAATAGGTTTGACCTACTACACCTTTACCAAACTTTACCAATGGATTATCAGAATACTTTTTAAATTTTTCTGCTAGTGCATACATACCGGTAGCTTCTTGCCCGGAATCAACTGCGGCTCCAACACCGGGTTGTCCAATAAACTCTTTAGCCGCTTTATATACTGTAGGGGCATACTTATATCCAAAGTAAGCAGATGCTCCAATAGCGGCCACTTTACCAAGTGAGCCTTTTAACTCATTTGGAATTATATCATCAAAAAAATCTCTAAGTCCCATTACTGTCTCCTAAAATAAATTAAATATACCTTTGATAACGCCACGCCCTAGCTCTGCCATTGTAATATCTTTTGTTTTTTGTTCATACATTGCTTGGTCAAAACTTGACTCTTGAGCAAACATAGCAACTTGATGGGCTCTTGCTTTTGCATTCTCTGCACTTTGCATTAACCATGATGCTTCGTCACGGTATCGTTGCCATAAGTTATTTAGTTGGTTTTGATTCATTTGCAATAAATTTTGTGCGTTTAATCTATTAACTTCATTTTGTAGTGTTGTATTTGCGGTGTTAATATTTCTACGCCACTGTGTGTTATTTTGATTTATTTGCAATTGCATGTTTTGATTAAATTTTTCTCTTGAATCTTGTAACTGTGCAACAAAACGTGATTGTGCGTTTGATTGGTCAGCATTAAATTGTTGTTGAGCCGCTACTCTGTTTTTATTTGCGTTTTCAACTTGTGTGCCTAATTCAGTAAAAAACATATCAACTTCATTTTGTGTTTTGGCATTAAACTGCCTTGCCGCGTTTTCAGCGGCTTGGTCACGGAATAGTGTTTGTAGTATTCCTTGATATTCTAATTCATTTGTTTTTTGTTGATTAGTGAGATTTGCTAGGTCAATGGATAGAAAGTTTCTTGCATTGTTAATTCCTGATTGTAATTGAGCGCTTAAATTGGCTCTGTCCATTGCCGCTACCGTTGCCGCGTTTTGCAATGTAGCTTGTTGTTGATTTGTTAAATTTTGTAAGTCTAATTTTGCGTATGTCTGTGCGTCAGCCGCCGCAATAGGTATAGCAGATTCCATAACCGCTTGTGTCATTGCCGCCGCCGCCATGCTTGATGACCCTAAACCACGCTGTGCCATAATAGCGGACACTTTACGAACAGCCGGTGCGGCCCACGCCGGTAAATCTTTTCCTGTTCCAATTGAATCAAATAATTTTGATAATTGATATTGGACAGTTGCCTCTGGGCTAACAGTACCTTGTGCCGCCTCTGCTTGTGCCGCGTCTGATACAGCACCTTGTATATTACCAATAATAGCTTGAGAGTTTAATGTGCCTTGTGCCGCTTGTGCTTCTGGAGTATTAGGAGTTGTATATGCAGTATATGTTGCTACATTAGGGGATTGAGGTACATCAACTTCAATACCTGTTGTTGGAGTTTGTGCTGTTGTTACAGCAGGTGCTTCTCCTAATGCTTGTTGTTGTAACAATTCACTAGCTTTTTCTTCTAGTAAAACTGGTTCAACGGATGTACCTGATGGTAAACTAGCTTTTATATCTCCAACACCTGCTTGTTCAACTACTTGACTTTCAACTCTTTCCGATACATTTGTAGGGACATTAATTGAAGGAGTCTGGGCAATTTGTTGACCAATATTTTGTTGATATAAATCAGATGCTAAGTATTCGTCAAAAGTTTTACCTTCAAAAGGTTGTCCGGGGTCATTTACAGCTACGTATTTCCCCATATCTCCGGGTTTTCTATACATTATTTATCCTTTTTCTTAAACTCCTTTTCAGCTTCTATAGTCGCTTTCAATCGCATATTTTCTTTTCGTAAATTTCCTAATTGAATTTCTAAAGTCGCTATTTTATTATAGGCTTCATTTCGTTGTGAAGCTATTTTATTAATAACCTCTTGCATTAAGTCTTGATTAACTTGTGCAGTTGGTTGTTCTTGTTTTTCTGCCATATATCCTCCAGTGTTGGGCGACCACTCCCGAGGCTTGACGTATTAATTAGATAACGGGTTACCCGATTCTAATTTAATCTCTTCAAGCATAGCATCTTGTATTTCATTTTCTTTTGATACAATAGCTACTTGCTTACTTAATTCTTCAATATCTTCTTCTAATTCCCAAGCATATTCTTCTAATTCTTTTAAAGAAGTGTAGATGGGATTTAAATTATTAGGTTTTGGTAGCATTGCAATTTGTTCACGCAATTTACCAATTTCTTTAAATACAAGAGTTAAATCTACTGGTTGTATTTTATCATCTACCTTTTTAATTCTATCAATTAAATCAATTTTATTATCATTAATTTCTTTTGATAATTCTTTATCTTTACTTTGTAGTGGCTGTAAATTTACTGGTGGCTCACCTTCTAGTGCGGATAGGCGTGTATTAAACTCACCCCACGCATAAAATCCTCCTCCGATAACTGATATAGTTCCTATAAGTGCCGCGTATGTAGATAATTTATCTATTATTTTCATTGTTTAAGTGCCTCCAGTTCAGCTAGTAATTTTCTTTTTATATTACGTATATTAAATAATTTCTTTTTTTGTACTTCGATGGGGTCATTCAAGATATAATTATCAAGAGTAACCCCACCATAAATGTCACCTGTGTATGAAGATAAATTTAATGATATATAAGCTGTTAGCTCTGAACCTTCATACATATCTTTTGCTGTGTAAAAAACAGCGTTGCTATAATTTTCTAGACTTGGTTGTAACAAAAACTTATCTAGTTTAGATAATTGTTTTGCTACATTTTCAATGTTTATCTCAACCCCTCCAACATTCGCAGTAGGCCCTGCTTCTGCCACTGTGTCCGATTGTATACCCTTTTGCTCTCCTTCTTCTGCTGTCTGTACTTCGGACTCGCTAGATTCTTCGCTATCGGATTCGGTTTCCTCCTCTGTTGTTTTTTTGTCTTCGTCATTACTTTCATTATTAGCTTCTTCTTGTGGCGCTTCTTCGGTTGGTTTTTCCTCCTCTACTGTTTCCTCTTCTGTAGGACTATTATCGGGCTGTTCCATTGGCGTTTCTTCATTCTCAATAACCTCTGGTGGGCCTTCTTCGTCCTTTGGGCCTTCTTCCATAGTTGGAGTAGGTTCTTTCAAATCTGTATCGTCATAGGTATCATTTGTTACCTCCTCTGTTACGGGCTCTGAAAATTCCTCCGCCACCATTGTGTCCATAGATGATGATTCTTCCATGGGCATCATAAACTCTTCTAGTGATACAATTTCATATTCTTCAAAGAAACTACTATCTTGACTTAGTGTATCTTCTATATCACCAATTATAAATTCTTCTATTTCTAATTCTTCTAACTGTGTTTCTTCCAAAACAGTTGGTTTAGAATATGTTACATCTAGTGTAACGTTATCAATATCTGGTGCATTGTGGCTTGTTCCATCATTATAACCTCCACCATCAACCCCTTCTATTCGTGCTGTTATATCATAGTCAGCTTGTGTATTACTGCCTATAATTATGGTATCTGAATATGTTTCATATCCATTCGTGTATACAGTATCTGTTGTTCCCGTTACTATTCTTGTCTGTGTTGTAACATTACCATTATCATCAGTTAATGTTTGACGAATAATAACTTGGTCATTAGAACCGCTCCAAAACCATGCGTCTACAGATAATTTACTTTCAAAGCCTTCGTTTATTTCTGCTTTGTGTAAACCTCCATCATCAACAAGAGATAGGGTTTGTTCAATATAGCCGCCACCATTTAAAGCGGCACTACCAGATGTACCACATCCAGAGCTATCATAATCAATAGTTATGCCCGGACATTCATTACCTATACCATCATGATATTGACCGCTATTATTTGTTGTCCATCCACTTAATGAGCCATTATCAAATGTGCTATTGTTTAATAAATTACCTGTATTTATTTCACCAACAGAAAAAACAGGTCTTGCTAATAAACAAAGAAATAATACAAAAGTCCAGTAACTAAACTTATATCTAAACAAATTGACCATACAATATAAATTCTAAGCATCCATAGAGTTGTATTTTTTATATAGTATTTCATACACTCTAATTATGGACATTAATTATTTTCTTTTCTTTTGTTTCTAAATCTGTTTCTATTATTTTACTTTCTGCAATAGCCTTTTGTATTTCTTCTTGTTGTCTTTTAGCTTCTTCTTGTCTTTCTATTTCCGCTAATTCTTCATCAATACGAGACCTTTGCTCTAGCTTTTGTATGTACGTTTCATAGTCTGGTCTTTCTACATCGTACTTATTCCACTGTGCTATTGCTTCCGGGCCAATCTTACCTTCAAATGGACAAGGTGTGCCTGCCATAAGCATTGCTTCGAACACACGCTCATCTTGACACAATAGGCTTACCGCCGCAATTTTCATGCCATAGTCGTATAAAACTTTACTGAGCTTAATACGCTCACAGTTCAAATCCCTTACATGCTTGCCACCAGATACCCCAAAGCCAAGGGTAGACACAGAACCACTAACGCCCATACTACATACATCTTGCGACATCGCTGAATATGAAGGGGAGTTAGCCGAGTTAACGGGTATATCTGACCCATTGGAAGTTGATGTAGTGGTGTTGGTTGTTGTGTTTGTTTGCCCACCACTGTACGTATTTGACGTTGTTGATGTATAGCCACCTGTTATATTTGTGTTAGAACCACTTTGATTTGATTGTGTATTTGTATCTGTTGCACGAACGGTTGAAAATGTTAATACAATTTGCATTACTAAAATTATTGTAGCTAATGTAATTGTATTTTTCACTATTTACCCTGTCTATTATATTTTTTAAAGTTTAACCTTTTACTTTTATTTTTAGGCTTACTCCTTGATGAGTTACCTATTGAAGTTCTTTTCTTTACTGGTGTAAAGTAACTATTGTTTACAGATAGTTTAGACGTTACTTACCTCTTATACTTTTTAAAATATTATTCGATAATGGTTTATGATGTGTCATATATAATTTATCAGTTTTAATTGTATGCAATTTAATATCTTCTTCATATTTTACACCATTAATATTAAATTGTTCTAAATTAACAAATCTATGATTATATTTTGGTATATCTAAAAATTTATAAATACCATTAATCACTTCTTTTGGATTATTTATTAAATCAGTGTATTCTACAAAATGTGCTATATTTTTATTTTGTAAATTTTGTGTGCTTAATACAGCGTTGTGAATAGGACCATTAACTCTCATTAAGTTTTTTACTTTTTCTTCATCTGTTCCTTTTACATTTTTTAATACTTTAAGAAATGACGAAAGAACATCTTCTATTTTTCTCATTAATACAATAACTTTTATTGGTTGCCCTAAATATTTTTGCATTAACTCTAAATTACCTTGCAGACCTACTGGGCTTCTATCTATTATATATTTACAATTCCAATCTTTATAATAATTTGGAATAATATTTTTTATAACATTTTCTAAAGAATTGTGGTCTGGAAAATTTAAAAATATTTCTGTATCTTTATCTTTATTTAAATTACTTAAATATTTTAAATTATTTGCTTTTCTTATTAAACCCATTGTCAAACTATTTGCAGTTGTTTTAATATCTGGATTTTGATTTAATATTGATGCAAGTAAAGTATTACCCGCTCTTGGCATACCATTTAAAAAAAAATATTTTTTCATTATGCTCCTTCTAAAGTTTTTACTTTAGATTCTAATGTTTCAATACGAGTCTGTGCTTCTTGCAAACACTTTATTGCTTTCATATATAACACAGAATATTTCATTTGTCTTACTAGTGCCGCATCACCCTCTTTAGGTACAACCTTTTTTTGATATGTAGGATTTCCATCACTATCTAAAACAGGGTTTTGATGTTTATCTACTATAGGAGCATCGGTATCATCAACAACCGTACCAAACTCAGATGAGTGTCTTACTTCTTGTACACTTGCTTTTCTTTTTTTAATTAAGTTGGGACTAACTAATTCTGTTTCTTGTGCTATTAATCCTAATTTATATGTAGCATTTTCTGCACCATATTGTAAAATATCATCTTTCATTTTAAATTTACGAACTTTTAATGCTTTAATATCATCCCATTGTGATGAAGCATCTGCAATATTATCTTTAATTCTTTCATCTGATATTGAACCATAAGAATTATCGTGGTTTTGAACATCACCATCAGACTCAACTCTAAATCTATCACTAGATTGGTCTCTACAATTTATAAAATGTTGAGTATTATTATCTGGACTTTGACCAGAAAAATGAATTTGCATACCATAAGGTGAAGTTCCTTCATGCCTAAATATAACAATTTGAGAACCTCCATTTTGTGTTGCTTCATGCCCATGAGCAAATACATATCCGTGATATATTAAATTTGAAGTGTCACCTACAGCTAAAGTAGTATAATTTTGTCTTTCTGTAACAAGTCGCATCATTTCATCGCCACCTGTTGTAAATGAAATAACATTTGATGGGTCTGCCGAAGAAGCATCTCCACCACCAACTGTTACACCAAAATCAATTCCTGTATCTGTATCAAATTTTCCAATTAATTTGTCTAATGAAATAGCCGCTACATCATCTTGAAAAATAAGTTTTCCGTTATCAGAACCATCAATAGTAAATACTGTTTTATCAACACCACCATCATTAACTTTAAATATTATGTCGCCATCACTAGCGTCATTTTCAATAGTTATGTTTCCAGAAGTTGTGCTTAAACTTACAGCACCATCTCCTGCTGTAATGTCATCAGCCGCAGCTCCACCTGCATATGTTTTTATTCTTGAAGCGGCAACTTTTCTTAAAGTGCCTCCCGCACCATCATCCACAAGAAATAAATCTGCATCCGCTAAATTAGCTCCTATGTCTGTGTGTCCTGTTAATAAAGCAGTGTTAAGTTTGTCTGCTGTAACTGATGTATCAGAAGGTGTAACTGTGCCACCAACAGCACCCGATATTTCTACAATAAAGATAGAAGCATCACTTGCAGGAGCTGTGGTAAAGGTAATCTGTGTACCTCCACTTGCTAAAGTATAGTCTGTTCCGGGTTTTTGAATAACCCCGTCATGGGAGACTAAAAGCTGTGCCGCAGAACCAACTTGTGAACCTAAACTAAATGTGGTGTTAGACCCATTGTAGGTATTGCCACTCGTATCGAGAACACTAAATGTGCCACTCTCTATTGATTTTCCTATGTATGCCATCTATCCTCCGTTTGCCGCATCCCATGCGTTTTGTAATTCTGTTAGCTTTGTATTTACTGCTGATTCTGTTGGTAATTCTGTAACTGGATTATCTACAATGTTTCCATCTATTCCAACTTTTTCAGAAAGTCGTAAGTTAGCATAAATTTTGTTTGAACTATCTGTCCAAGTAAACCACTGTCCAGTATGTATAGTTATTAAAGCGTCTTGTATATGGTCTGGTCTACCATCTTCTCTCATTTTATGTATCTCCTAATCTAATAAAGGTAAAATGTGTTTCGTTTTTTCCACTATCTCCATGCGTCATTAAACTATTGTTATTGAAAACTCTAAAAGAGCATTTGCATTGTGTAGTGTCAGTAACATCAAAAACATAGTGTGCTGTTGAGGTACAATATCGGTTGTCTTCTACTCCAGTTCCATTAAAAGCAACTTCAGTATAGGTACTATTATTAGTAGTGACTTTAATAGTAAGTCTAAATTCACTATCGTTTGCCGCTCCAGAGCCATTGTTACCTCTACCTTGTAGAGTAGCAATAATCATGTAAATACCTGTACTTGGAAAAGTAAAAACACCAGATGATTGTGTCATAGATGAGCCAATAGGAACACCATTTCCTGTGCTATCATTTTGTTCTAAGTTAGAAGTAATAGGATTAGCAACACCTGTAAAATCTGTGGTTAGTCTCCATTGGTCAGCTTCAGTAAGTCCACCACCATTAACAAACCCAGACGTTAAAGCTGTACCACCATTAGCCACAGGAGTTGCACCTGTTAACATATTTGCTACATCTATTTTACTTAGTGCCATGTTTTACTCCTTTAAATTTTGTCCATTTCAGTTTTCACAGCACTCCAACTAATGCCAGATGGAGGAGTATCACTTAATACTGCACTGCCATTACTATCTTCTCCTGTTTTCCATTTAACAGAATTAAAAACTGTTTCATTATCCATATTACCTTGATAAGTATATTCGGGAGTAGGGGAAACTAAAGTTGCCACTGCTTTACAAAATTTATCATCATTTGTCATGCTAATACCTCCATAACTGTAATAGAACTATTCGTGCTCCCTGTGGCATTAATAGACATATTATTACTCTGTCTATTTTTAAACTGTAATTTATAGGTCAGTGCTGAAGTTGACGAAGGAGAATCCAAAACACAAAAAGTATGGTCTGAATTAACTTCATCGTCATTAGTTCTAAAATTTGCATTAATAACCTCATAAATTGAAGTAGTGTCTCTTAAAATTTTAAAAGAAACTGCATCATCATCCGCTGCCGGACATTGTATGTTTCCTGCATGAACTATACATAATACTTTTGAACTTGTAGCACTTGGAGTTATATTCACTGTCATGTTAGTACAATCTACATAACTTGTTGAATTGCTAGTTTGAGTTGCAGTTGCCCCTGCATGAAGAACTTGTGCCATTTTTCCAAAACCAGTTGCTTTAGCCGCAGTAACTGCATCATCTGCTATGCCACCTGTTGGTATTTGTGTTTTACTCATGTGTTACTCCTCTATGCTTTACTCGCATCATCTCTAGCTTTACGATTTTTATAATCTGCTCTAGCTGTAACTAAAGCCACAAAGTCTGCTTGATTACTTGGAATAGGGTCAGTAAAAGAATCATCATTCATTAACCTTGTAGTCCACTCTTGTTGAAATCTTTTCCAACAATTATTAATTTTACCATCTACTGCATTTTGAATCCATAAATCTAATCCTGCATTGTCTGTATCGTTATACAAATCGTTAGATAATATTTTTTGTTGCAAGTCCGTAAGACTTATTGTTTTAGTATGTGTTGCCATTTTATAACTCCTTTATGTTAAATTGTTTCATTATCAGCATATCAATACAAAAGAAGCAAAACCACTAGCATTAAGGTCTATATTTTTGCTTCCATTTCTAAAATCAACTCTCAAATCTACTG